TCACTGGAATTTATAATGAAAATCAACGGTTCCATCTTCATGAATGACCAATTTTTCGATAAGCGCATGAAACGCCTCATACAAATCCTGGTCCTTTTTCTTTAGAAGACTAAAGGCAATTTTAATGTTGGTAATGTCAATTGATTCTTCTTCTTCACGCTCAAGCAGAAACAGCTTATCGTTTAATTGTTCCAATTGATCCTCGATCTCTTTCCGTTTTGCCTGGAATTCGGCTTTTGAAATCATTTGATCTTCGAGGAACAATTCCAGCAGCCGTTTATGTTTTTTCTCAGCAGCTTCAATTTGAACTTTTGTTTCTCTGATCCGCCGTTTCTTTTTCTCTTCATAATCTGATTTCACATTCAGTTTTAATTTACGGCCCTTCTCCTTGAGCTTTTCAATAACTATTTCGCGTAAATCTTTATACTGGATGGGCGGGTGAGAAATACACATGTTTTTCCCTCCGCGTCGGTAGGCGCTGCACTTCACATAATTATGCTCCACTTTTACGCCGTCTTTTTTCCTGCGTCTATAACTGAACAGGATGACCATGTTCGCGCCGCAAACGCCGCACTTCATTAAGCCGCGAAGTTCGTTCTTCGGATTGAAACGTCGTTTTTTCAGCACATGCTTTTTATTATTCGCCTTTTCGTAATCTTCCAGTGTAATGATCTTAGGCGCCCAATCTTTATAAATCGTCCATTTTTCCTCCGGGTTACGAATGAACTTTTTTCTGCCCCCGATTTTCACTTGAGTATATCGGTTTGCAATAAACACACCGCAATAGATCGGATTTTGTAAAATCCTCTGAACAGTTGATAGTTGCCATCGCTCATTCTGCTGAGGCTTGGGAATATTGCCAAGCAGCAATTCTTCATTTAATTTGTGTACAACTCTCTTCTGACCATAACCGTGATTATTGTATAAATCAAAAATCATGCGAATCACTTTTGCTTGCTCTTCGTAAATTTCAAGAAACTTGCCGTTTTTCTTATACCCATACGGAACCCGCCCTGAATGTTCCCCGCGCCTTGCTTTCGCTGCGAGCGCGCTACTTGCTGAAACCGATATTGTCTGTGGGTATTGAGCAGCAAACATGGAAAACATTTCGAACTTCATTGAGTTTTTTCCTTCATATAAACTGTCATATCCCTCTTCCAGCGTAACTACACGAACGCCGTGCGCCAGCAAAACCTCTTTTATATCCAGCGCATCCTTCAGATCCCTTGCAAGCCGGCTGATGGATTTAAATACAACCATTTTCAATTTGTGATTCTTGGCCTTGTTTAAAATTAACTGCATGGCTTTGCGGTCGAGAAGAATTGTCCCGCTTATACCATCGTCCAGTTGGATAGCCTCGTCTTTCCATTCATAGTTGTTTTTTTCAATCCAATGATGGCATATGTCAATCTGGTTTTGTATGGATGTTGTTTGACTATCTTTTTCAGAGGAAACCCTGGCATAAACTGCGTAGGGATAATCTTCATATCTGATCAATTCCTCTGTGTTTTTTTCCTCAAAAAACAAAATATCACCCCGTTTGCAAAAGGTACATTTTTCAAAATTATATCATAATGGTTGCGGGCAGCCTACAACTTTAACGAACGTCAGTTCTTGTCCAATTGTAGGCTGGCGCGGAAAAAGTGCAGTCAATAGAAAAAGAGCTTCAGAATTGCTGAGCTCTTTTTTCTAATTTCAGCGTGCGCGGGCAACCATTCTGCCACGTGATGTAATTCTTCTCCTTTAATTTGTCGAGATGCCCCTTCACTGTGCTTGTAGAGCTTAAACCGAGGTGTTTCATTAACTCCCTATAAGTCGGAGCCACACCGTGTTCATCAATGAAATGAATAATCGCTTGCAGTGTTTCGGATTGCCTTTTCGTCATATCACGCATGATTCCTTACCCCTTTTTTATAATTGGCCAGGGCAACGGCAAGAATATTGTCTATCCTAAATGTTTTTGTCTGCCTACTTTTAAAACAAAATGCCCGGATAAAATTCTGTTTTACCTGGTGCACTATGATGGTTCTTTTCGAGACTGTTCCATCAGCTTTTATATAAATCATGTCTAGTGCTGATTTTTCATTTAACGAACGATTTAACAATGCTTTCATGCTGCTGCCCCTCCTTATTTACTATCATATTATACGAACTTTTGTTCTATTTCAAGTTGAAAAGAGAATATTTGTTCTGGTATTATTCTCTTCAGGAGGTAATTCGAATGAATGACTTTGAGAGGAAAGTATATAGGATCATCTTTAATATGACCCGCTTCGGGAAAAACCCCTCCTTGGATGAATTGAAGAGAAAAACCGGTAAGGATGAACGCGCGATCCGGGAAGCAGTGAAGAACCTCATGAGGCAGCGTATGCTGAAGTGGGATAAGCATAAAAACAAGTGGATGTTTTGAGACAATATAATGAAGAAACTAAAATAGCTTTCCCCCTCTCCCCGCTTATTCACGCGATCTAATAGCTGCCGCTAAAAGCATAAAAAAAAGCCCTGGCTGGGGCTATTGTTTTTTATGTGCCTACTGGCCGCTCTGCTAATTTTAGAGTACCCACCGGGCGCTCTGTTATTTTAACATCTGATGATTCTTGATTAATCTTGACTACAGCTAAACCACTTAACGTAACGAAGGTTAGGGCTGCACAAAGAATAATTTTTTTCAATTATAATCCCTCCAGGTGCCTCATTTTCTCCTCGGCTAAAATAGCATGCTTAGAAAATTCAAGCGCCTCTTTATAGAGTCCATGCTTCTCACAGTGTTCTGAAATAACCAAAGAAAGATCAAAGACGCTATCAAGGTCATTTACTTCATATAAGTAAGATATACCACCTCGACAAGTTTCAATGCTTTTCCTCTGATCCTGCTGCAGAAGTCCGTAAATAATATTTATTTTAGCCTCATACACCTTATTCTCTTTTCGTTTAAAATATTCCTTTGTCTTTTTATAATAATATGGCATTTTATTTACATCCCCTATTTTATAAAGCTCTTTCAGAAACATATACAGGGAATTTATATAATAAACCGAGTCCCTCCAATCTTTATTTCTGATGGCTTTTTTCAAGGCATTTATACAGTCTTGGGAACGATTTGCTGCAGAATATGTAATACTTAAATTATGATGTATTAATGCGGTAAATAGTGAATCGTGTAGAACTCTCGAAATTCTGATTGCTTCTAAAAAACTTTCCTCCGCTTTTTCGTAAAGCCCTAAATCAGTGTAGTTTTGCCCGACAATCATAAGAGACGTGGCAAGCTTTCGTTTATAGCCTTCGTTCTCTCTATAAATTTGTACAGAGTCATTAATATAATTCAAAGAAATTAGACTCTGCCGCAACATCATATACATAGACGCCACTTTCGAATAAAATTCTGCCCGCTCTATACAATCGGGTATATCCTTCAATTTTTTCTCTGCTATTTTGAACAAAGTAATTGCTTTTTCAAAATTCCTTTTGTGCGACTCATATAACGCTTCAAATAGAAAGAAATAATATTCAATCATATGATCTGTTTTTTTTATTTCCTCAGCGTGGTTTTCATTAAAATATGAATGGGGCGGAAGCTCCTCCCCTTTCACCTGATACAAAAGCATTTTATGTCTTTCCTCCAACAAAGAATAATACATCAAAACTTCCTGATCCTCTTCCATTTCATCAAACAATGGTTTGACCTCTTCAAAATATCTCTCAGCAGACTCAGCGTCTTGTTGTTTTATCGCGATATACCAATCATTTAATATATTTGCAACACATTCAGAAGCCAGTTTACTCATAAGATAAACCCCTCTTTCTACAAATATTCTAAATTTTCTCAAACAATATTCTAGCATACCTTTAACATAAAATGTAATTAATAGGATTTTTTTTCGACATCACGCAATTTCCCGTTTCGATATCACGCAATTTTAAAAAAAGGCTATTTACCCACTTTTTCAGAATGGTATTATAGCGGACTATTTCTCTCTATTGTCGAATCTACAGATGTTTTTCCCCATTCATAAAAAAATGTAGACCTGTATAATTGGCGCTGTAACAAAATAACAAAAAAGGAGATGTTGAGATGAAAAAATTTGTTTTACCTTTCCTGGCTACCTTTACTTTAGCTTCCGGATCATTGCTTTCTTATCAAGACACCGCCTCTGCTGCATCTATTAAGACCGATGAAGAATGGATTACAATTGAAGACAGTACGGAAAGCTCTGGCTCTATTCTTCAGACAGCAACCGAAAGCCCGTATACTGTAATGGCGTCAAAACCTGATTATAAGACCAATTGGAATTTAAAAAAGCGCAGACAGGGACTGGACTTTTTCGCATGCAATTACGCCATGTTGACAAAGGCCAGCGCCAAAATGAGAATAAATACAATCGAGGCAAAATCACGATTGTACTATAATAACGGCGCGCTTTCAAAAAGCAAAACTGACACAAATAGTAATTCAAACTATGCCGGGGCGGAAGCTGTGGGAACAGTAACCGGGGGATATGGATGTAAAGGGAAAGCATATGGCAACTCCAAATACGTAAGAAAAAAATATAAAACTGTAACGCATCAGAAAAAATGGAACATAAAAGACGTTCTTTAAAATATAAATGAGAATGAAAAAGATTCTTTTAATTTGTGTTCCCTTCGTAATTTTGGCAGTTGCCGCATCCCTTTACTTCTTTAACAAAGATCAAAACAAACAGACTTCTGCAGTTACAGATGATGAAAAGTACAATGATGAACAAGAAGATGTGACCGGCCCCGGCACTGACACCGTTTCATACGGTTTATATGAAGAGGACGGGCAAATTTTAGACTCTTTGGATATTGGAAAGAAAAACGGGAAGGGATACAAAAAAGTATTATCGTTTAGTCATTATTTTAATGACAAAAGAAAATATGGATTGGTTATCCTCTCAGACTTCAAGACAATTCCTTTCAAAGCAGATAACGGAGGGTACAAAAAATCTTATACATTCAAAATGGATAAAGATTCGGTAAAAAAAATCAAGCTGGAATTTGAGCCGCCTTCTAATTTCAGCGAGTTAAGTTTCATTGTTATTCCTGAGCCTGATTACAAACAAGAGAGCAATAACCTTGATATAGCATCTGGTTTACAGGAAAACTTTACTCTCCGTTACATCAGGAAAAGCCGGGATGAAAAAGAAGACCTAAAACCTCAAAAAACAACTGATGAATTAACGGGCGAACAAGTATTTTTAACGTCAAAACAAACCGGAAATAAAATCCTATTCAAATCAAAAAGCAACCAAAAAACATACTTGCAAATTTTTAATTCACATGATACGAATCTTGATTATGCCTTAGTTGCCTTATCAGGGACAGAACAAAGCTCAGTTAATGGGAAACCTGTTTCATTTACCAGTGTTAAAGAGAATGCCACAAATATATATGAAATTGACATGCCGAAAGTTGAGGATAAAGAAAACTATCAAATTGTCCTATTTCCAACTCCATACAAGACAAGTACAATGTATGAAGGTCTAAACAATACAAGTGATTCGACTTTCAGGACGGTAATAACACCTTAGGAGGTATGGCCTTGTGTGGATTATAATTTTTCTGCTTATTATTTTGATTGGTTTCACCGGGAATATTGTCTCGTTGTTGAGAGCGCAAAAACAGGCTAATCAAAGAATTATTCAACTCTTAGAAGAGAAAAACAAATAATCCCCCTAAACGGGGGGTTATTTCATTTAATAATGTTTTCAAATTCACTTTCGTTTCTGGCCTCTAAGCGCTGTCAGCAGGCAAACCATACATTGACTTAAAAAACAAAAAACCCTTCTCGTCATAAGAAGGGTTTCATTGGTCATACGGCCGATACTTTTTCCGCTCTGCCTCTAATTCTTTTTTTAAAGCATGTACATGTTCCAGCAAGAATAAAGCCACCGTTCCCACTTTCTTTACCGCCTTGATCCGGCCGCCGCTGACAAGCTGGCTTACGCGCTGCCGGCTAACAGAAAGCAGCTCGGCAACTTCAGCAGCCGTCAAAACTTCTTCCTGGATAAACCTAATTTTTTCACTTTCTTTCATGTCGGCTTTCTCTCCACATCATAAAAAATCCTTTTAACAAAATAACCATTATAGCCAAGTATAAAACAAACGTTGTGATTTTCCCAAGGGTACCGACTTTTTCGTAATCAATAGCCACAATACCAGCAATGATGATAATAAGAGTGGTCATATCAAACGAGCTGTACTGCTTAAAATATTTTTTCATATCGTCGTGGACGTGATATAATAATGGAGCAAGGGGATTTTCTCCCCTTGTCTCACTATGTTTTTAGCGCTTCTTGCTTACCCGGCGGGAGCGCTTTTTCGTGTTCTTTTCTCGCTTTTCGCTTTCTTTCTGCCATATATCATAGATGTTTTTGATAATGGTCACGATACCAGCGATGATAAGAACGATGTTTCTGATCTCGTCCACCTCAGCACCTCCTTTCTATACTTCAATTATACAATATCTATTTACCATTGTAAATAGGTTGATCAAAAAAATTTCTTGTGGTGTAAATTTTTTCTTGTAATGTAATAATCCTTTTATATACAATAAGAAGAACCTACTAAAAACTGAGGGGCTATACGATGTCTACAGAACAAATTCAGAATACGAACGAGGGACAAGGAAATCCGGAGCAACCACCACGAAAATCAAAGAAAAAGCAACGAAACTCAAGGGAATCTCAACAAAATTCAAAAAGAAAACAACAAAACTCACAGAAAAATGACATTGAATATCCTGGTTCTGAGGTTTTACTCAATACAATAACTAGGGAATATGATGCTGAGGCTAATAGAAAACGAGACATTGAAACTAGGGCTGGCGTCCTTATTGCTTTATTAGGAGCATTAATAGGTTTTTATGCAACAGCGCTAGATTTTTCATTCTTTAAAAAAGCTCATAGTCCAATTGAAATGCTTTGTTTTTCAATAATTGCGCTGTTATATATTTTCCCAGCTATTATGCAGTTGATTGCATTTAAACACTTAATTAATGTGTTAAAAACTTTCGAGTATGAAACCATTGGATTAAATGGATTTAGCAATGAGAATGGAAGTCTACAAGTCAATGCGAAGTTTCCCAAAGATAAGCTTGAGTATGCTTTTGTCGATTCATATTATAATATTGTAAAACTGAACAGTAAGGCCAATGACACGAAGGCGAACCTCTACAAAAAAGGAATCGAGAAGATATTTATTTCAATAATCGGAATTGTGTTAGTGTATATGATTAAACAAATCATTCTTTTAATTATATAAGAAGAGAGGAAGGTTTTAATGGGAGATAAAAATAGTTGGAATAGAAATACAACGGTTAATCAACACAACGTTAATACAGGACCAAAACCTATAGGTTTTGATCCTAGAAAGGTACAAAGCAGTGTCAAAGCCAACGGTATAAAACTCGACTCCAGACAAATTTTATTCAGTAAGACACCACCATCCCCACCGAATAAAAGAAACAATAAATAACCCCCTCTCTATACGAAAGGGGGCTTTTTTTATTTCAATAGCGCCTCAAGCTTCACTTTAGTTTTTGATCCATAAATACCGTCAGCAGCCAGGCCATACATGGACTGGAACCGTTTGACTGCATTTGCTGTTTTCGGGCCATATGCGCCGTCGATTCCGAAATTCTTTGCATTCTTATCCGGGTAATAGTGGAGCGCCGCCAGCGCCGTCTGAATCTGTTTTACGGCCCCCCCTCGGGTTAACGGACTTGTGACTTTAAAAATACCCGCAGGTAGGCTGAATTTTGATTTTTGTTTTTTTGGCTTTGAGGCTGTTACTTTCTTCTTGCCGCCGCTTTTCAGCTCATTATCACTCTTAATATAGGAGACATTCACATATCCGTGGAATGTCTGGCCTTTTGAATTGGTGTATTCAACATATCCCCATCCGTTGACAGTTGATCCAAGCTGATATTTTACAACGGTGCCATTCGGCAGGTTAAGCACCATGGAAGAAGAGGCGCTCCGTTGTGTACGTAAAACAAGGCCATCGCTTGAAACCACCGTGTTTTTGATGAATCTTCCTGTATCTGTATGGGTAACATCCGGATTTGATACAGGCGCCGTTACAACCACACCATCCATTCGCTTTTCAACACGGGTCTTAAAATCGGCAAAACCTTTAGAATTGCTTACCCACGGCGCCGGGCAGATTTTATGTGTAATGTCGTAATGGCGAACAATATCATTGGATGGGTCAAGTTTATACATTTTGCACAGCTCGGCACAAACTTGTTCTGCACGGGCAATGGTATCCGGATGGAAAGTACCGTCCTTTTCAATGCAAAGCTCCACGCCGATAGATAAGAAATTTGCATTCGGCTTCAGCGCCGCGACACCCCGGTAAGGCTGCCCGTTAACGAATTGCTGAACGTCATTCGCATGATAGGCCACCTCATTCAACGGAATGATGCAAATAGCCTCTGTACGATCGACAAAGATATGTGCAGATGCAAAGGTCTGTTTTTTCTCAGATAGATTCCTGTTCTGTGCAGGGAGCGTTTGACCAAAATATCTATAATGATTGGCAGCAGGCGCGCCGGGGTTTGCCGTGTAATGTACGGCCAGTTTCTTCACGCCGTTGTTTTTAATTCCCGGCCGCGTCCATTTATTAATATCAATATATTGGTTTTTAAATGCTGACATAAAAATCTCTCCTATTCTGTTTTGAAATATAAAAAGGCCGCCGAACGGCAGCTCTTACTTGGTTAAATCGTGCTGTTTTAAAACGGCTTTTTGCTTATGGCCTTTTTCAGTCACATAGTTGTTTTTGAACCATGCTACCAGTGACATGATGATCGTAAACCCGATGGAGCCGCCTAAATAAACCGCGTCCGCAAGGTCATTCACTTGATCATCTGCAATCGGTAGCACATCTTTACCAAACATCACTAAAACTTGGTTTACCAGAGCAATAAAAAGAAGCACAGTCCGGACGACTGTACCTTTGTCGAATTTTTTCATATGTTATTTTCCTCCTTATTTTTGCAGCAGGTTATACATGATCGCGATAGCCCCGCCGATAAATCCGGTGCTGATGGCCGTTATTATGGCTCCTGTGATGGTCCGTTTGATCCAAGTCGTATTCTCATCAATTTTGTTCAGCTTTTCGTTTAATGAAATGATTTGCTGATCATGCCTGTCTGAAGAACGCTCAAGGACACTTACCCGCTGTTCAAGAGTCTTTTGACCGGCTTTAACCTCTGTAATTTCTTTTTGTAAAGCATTCACTTCCGGTACCTCCGTCATTTGTGACATTAGTACGCCCCCCTTTTATCTATCTCATACGCTTCACCTCCTTCGAGGCAAAATAAAAAAGCCTTATTAATTGGCTTCTGTTTGATCCTCGTATGGCTGCCCTGTTACTTCTTGAAACTGATCCGGTGTAACATACGCAGCAGCCACACCCTCTTTCATATCGTCGATGGTACAATCGTTAAAACCCATTGCCTGCTTTACCATTGCGATTGTCGCCCACTTGTAGAACAAGGCATATACCCAGAAATTAAGATTCACTGGTCACCCCTCCTTCCATTTCCAACAATTTAAGCTTTAAGTCGGCAAGCTGTTTGCCCATTGAAATATTTACTGCTTCAGCCTGCTTTCGTGCTATGATTTCATTTGTAAGCTGCATCCCAAGAGCCTGCTGGCCTTCTTCAGCTTGCTTTCTTGCAAGCTCTTCTGCTGATAGTTGTTTACCGATTGCAGAAATCTGCTCCATTAAGGGATTGGGTTCAGGAATACCTTTTGTTTGATCAATGTACTCCCGAGTCGCAGCTTCAACCCATTCACCTTTAATCTCGTCAAATTCCGGGTCGTACATGCCAGGTTTTATTTGCGCTTTTGTACTATTCGGCGGCAGCTCTTTCCCCTCAATATCAGCTTCACCTATATACTTTTTATTCTCGTCGTAAAATAGAACATGCATATTCTCCCCTCCTCACCATAATGGGATTGGTTTATCGAATGATACCCGGGTTACCGCTGAGTTATCATTTGCCATCATACCGTCATACCTCAACTCGCCATTTGTTGTGAAAGCAAACCGGGCAGTCCCGTATGATCCAATTGTCGGAACCACAAAATCAAGTAGGCGGGTCGGTTTATATGCGAATTTCGCCACAACTGTTCCTATAGATGGCAGGGAACCGAATGATCCAGCCAGCCACAAGGTATTATTTACTACCGAAAACATAAACGGGAAACTTAAATCCTGCTTCGCGCCGTTAATAAGTGATACAGTATTCCAAGATGGTGATAAATCACCATCTGACAAAAGACGTTTCCACCCGCTCCAAGTCAGGCTGCCGTCTACATAATTGGAAAAAACATTATTTTTGAAGTCTACCGCGATTACATAACCGTATGTCCCCATTCCGTTGCTGTCTAATGAGGTTAAATGAAAAACCCCCCTTGTAGAGCTTGTGCTGGGGGCATTTACCGCTTTTCCCGTTGAATAAAAAGTACCGAATCGCTTCCCACTTTGAACGATTTTGCTGTAAAAGTCATCTGTATCACTAATAGATACAAGAGCGCCTCCCGCGTCATCAGTTATTTTCGATAATTGCCCATTGTTCCATTTCTCCCGTTCTGCCTTTGATGTGTGGCGTTCTCCGTTGTTGTCGTGTTGGCGAAACGCATAATAGTCGGCCTGTCTAACATTTTCAACGTTACTAAGCCCGATCTGGTCCTTTGTAACCTCATGAGGGTTGTTTTTATCGTTGATATGTTTATCGGCGTATTCCTTGGCATTCCTTTCGGCCGTAGCAGCTTTATTTGATGCACCTGTTGTTGTCTCCTTGGCATCCCAGTTTACGCGCTCTGTAGCTGTAATATGGCGGTCATTGTCATTGGTATGTGTATCAAAATCGACTTTGGAAGCCTGCTGCACATTGTCAACGTTACCTAGCCCCACTTGTGCTTTTGTTGTCTTGTGCGGGTTGTCAGTCCGTCTTTCGTGCTTGTCAGTATAAGCTTCGGCATCAGATACAGCAGAAAAAACATCTTCCTTCGTTGCTCCGACCGTTTGCAACTCTTTCAAAGCCTGATAGGCCGTATATTGATACCAGTTAAACCAATCGGCCGGCGGGTGATCCATCGGCTTATACCCTTGATCAATGGACGTTTGCGGCGGCCGCTGACCGGGGTTCCCCCATTCTGGTAATTCTTTTGTAAAAGGCATATGCTTCACACTCCTTAAATTGGTAACGGGTAATCATCTTCTGGCCGGAAGATGCCCCCCAGGGTCCCGCCGTCTTTTCCATCAGAAGAAAACCCATATTCGCTTGTTTCTATGGTGCTGGCTGATGATGAAAAACAGAAAGTGCCGTTTAAATCCACATAAGCAACTCGAACCCCCGCAGCCACCGTTTTTTGAACGATGTTCGAAAATTGCGTTTCGCTCATTCCTACCTTACTTAATGCCTCGATCGGTGCCTTTTTCACAATGATTGCAGCTGGTTCATCCTGGTTGTTTTCTTTGCTGCTCACAATGTTTATTTCACTCGGCTTGCAGTTCAATGTTTTCGCCAGCGCTTGAATAATCCGGTTTGTTGTCCCGTCTGACGCATTCCGTGCGACCTTTCCGCGAATGAGCACGCGGTATATTTCATCAGTAGCCCGGCCCCGATCCTGGGCAACGTTATCCCCGAGTAGGTCCAGCGATTTCCCGCGCGCCGCGTCAATGTCCCGCCATTTTTCCGCCGTTGTCAGTGAAATTTTTAATGCTGTCAATTGTTCATCAACAATTAAAAAAAGCTTCCCGATATTGCTCTTTTCGTCTTTCAAGAACGCATCAGTAAGCTTTCCTATTAAATCCTTGATCATATCAGATTCACCACTATTTCAGAGAAGTGAACTTGCGCAACTTCTCTCGGTTCAATTGTAATATTTGACTGACCGAGAGCCGCCGCATCCTTCCCGATTTGTATAGTCACATCTGAAACCCCATTCACCTGATATACAGCGTTAAAAAGTTGCGACAGAATAACGTCGTCACCCATCTGCGAGCCGGTAAAAGATGAACCATTTTCATCAATCCCGCCAATTTTATATACGAGATTGTTTTTGATTTGACTCACACCGTCGGCAGGGAATGAAGCGTTTGTTTTTAAATCAAGCTGCACATAAATTTTTACTTCTTTTGCAAAATCAAATTTCACATCATGATCCAAACCGCTTGCATCCGTAATGACGACTGATTGTTCTCCAACAGTTTCAATACCGGCTGCTACGCTGTCAAATAGAGCTTGGGCCACGTCTACTTTTGTTCCCCCGAGAACATAAGCATGAATGCTTTTCGGTGGATTGCCGTCTGCATCTGTTTGCATGGTATTATTCGCGACTATATTCGCTGAACGAACGCCCGAAACGGCAAGCAATGCCGAAATGATGCCGCTATTCGTAGAAGCAGAGCTGCCTTCAACTGATTTTTTAATTCGCGCCCGAAATTCCGGATCAGATTCCTCGTCAGTGCCGCCGGAAGCAGCTTCCGGATTATTCACTGAATAAACTCCCTCTAACGTCTCAGCCTGTTCAGTAATGGTATTGGCCGCGACATTGTTAATAATCCCTTTAGACAGCGATACAGCCGCCCCTGTGCCCGTTCCATCATCCCCGATTACAACATCTTCGATTAGTTCAAAATAAATACCGGATTCCGTTGTATATTGGGTTTGTTCTTCTATTACGAATCCGGGTTCCCCGGTAAAAAACAGAGTAGTGACCGCCTCGGCCGCCGGCTCCCGGCTTATACCGAAATTACTTCCCAACCTGTCCAACTGAACACCTTCCGACTTACTGACAAAACCGCTATTATAAACCCGCTCTGCAATGTCCCAAATTCCCGCCAAAAACCAAGCAAAAATACGTAGGATAATGCCTAATGGTGTTTTGCTTGACGTGTTTATATCTTCGCCAAACAGCTCCTTCGCTTTGTCCTCCATGCCGTCAAGAAGCTCCGAATAGGTTTGACGTTGGAATCCTGTTTCATTAAGCAAGATCAACACCCCCAAGCTCGATTGTTTGATCATCCTCTTTCTTCATTTTCAAGTGGACAGATAGATTTCGTGTCTCTTTATCATGAGAAAACTCAACTGATTCAACGCTAGCAATTCGCTCGTCTTGTGTTACAGCATTAATAATGTCGTATTGCGCCTCTTCTTGATCAAAGCCTTTCCCGAGAATGTTACTCCGATCCAAGCCGAAATGTTCATCCAGAGTAAATTCCCCTAACCGTGTTTTTAAGGTTAATTCGACTGATTGAGCAATTTCCTCGTTCCCCTCAACCATCTGAAGAGTACCGTTTTCAAAACATAGATCACCGTCTACAAACTTGAGCGTTTTCATCCTTCCCACACTCCTATGACCACCGGATCATTGATACTGTGCGTTCGTCGAGAATCAGGATCAAACGTTTTGTTCCCATCCAAGTTATCAAGAGATCTTTCAGCGAATGAAACAAAAACCGAGGAACCAACCTTTATATCAGGCTCAACATGCTTTAAAACTGGTGCATGTTCGATCAACGGGTATTCATGAAGGTATTCACCATCATTCATAAGAAACAACAATTGCAGATCAGCAGTATGCTTTTCTGCATTGTATTTCACAACGCGAGCCGGAGCCAGTGTATGGATGGATAGTTTGATTCTTTTCTCAAAAGCATCGAAAAACCTCGTCGCTTTACTCATTACATCACCTTGCATTCTGTGAAAAAGTCTCTTCCATCAAACGAATGTGTACCCTCTTTCACTCGATATTTTCCTTTTGCTGTTTTGCTGTTGATTTCAATAATTGAAGCAACAGCGATACGGTGCTGAAGAAGACACTTCGCCTTATAACCTTTGAAATTATCTTCCTCAACCTGCTCAGGTGTCTCAATTAGTCCGGTGGCCTCTTCTAATTTGAAACGCTCATCATCGCCCTGATTAAGTGGGCGAATAACCGGTTTCCCTCGTCGATAGTACATAACGGCTCCGGCATCATGTATGACTTCTTCTAAATTATTTTCTATTAAGCCAGTCACCCGGTAACCCTTTTTGTACACCTTATTTTTCGGCAGGATAATATTTTTCACTTTAATTCCGAGAACGCGTAGCAGTTTATCTACAATTTGCCTCGATGTGGTTCCTGCTTTAAAAGTAATCTTCATGTATCGTTTGCGATACCTAACCTCTTCCCGCGTCCCGTAATTCCTGACAGTCTTGTACGTTCGGCCGTTTTTGTCTTTCCTGACAGTAACAACCGGTTTTGCAAGCTTATATCTTTTTTTGACATAATATTTCTCAGCAGGATCAGCATTGGCAGTTGTCACTTTCATATGGGTATAATCGTCACCGTCTTTTGAATAGATCGACGTCACCTTATCCAAGCCGCTCCAGTTATTCAGAACCTTTGTCACTTTGCCAATCGTCAAGACGCCGTAGTCGTCTCGATAACCCGCCTGAACCGTTATCGTGCTGCCTTTTTTTATCTTGTTGATCGAATCCTTGCTGAGATTGTAAATCTCAACTTTTGTTTCATTAGGTTTGAAATCATCGTCGAAGGGCACTTCAAAATGAATTTCTAAATCCTTGTAATCAAATGTGGTCTGCGAACTGCCGTTATCAATAGTTATTTTGACAACCCGGCCAAACAACTTTTTATTCGTCGTCGCCAATGTCATCCCCCTCCGACCCGTCAGCTACATCATCAATATAAAGAAACACGGTTTCCATGAAATTTTTATATGTAACCCGTGTTTCTGAATTTGATTCATCTAAAGGGATAAGGGCGGGGGCCGGCAGGTTTTCATTTACAATGTCATTCCACAAAGGAACATTGAGTATAAGCTTCTCGCCCAGAACGATAGGCGTCATATCCTGCTCATATAAATCCAGTGAAAAACTATCATCGGATTGATTGTAATTTATACGCAGAATAAACGTGTCATCCGCTAAATCAAATTCGAACTGCTGCGGAATATCTTCTTTATCAAAAGGAATATAGTCCCTCGTTGCCATTTCCCGTACCCTCCCTATTTAATCCGCATCTTTACCCCGATAGGTATTCTTCTGTCAGGCCATGGATTGAGCCGCCTCAATGCGCTGACAGTAGTTCCGTATTTGCGGGCGCAGCCCCAATACGTATCACCCTTTTTCACCTTGTGATAAACCTTATTGGATTTTTTTGTGGTTTTTTTCTTGTTGGCCTTTTTCTTTTTCCCGGCTGTTTTCACTTTCTTCTTAACCCACGGGCTTTTTGCAATACGGATTTCTTGTAAAGAGATTGTTATCGCAAACCCGTTTGAAAATTCCCCTGTATCGCGGTCGATTTTCGTAATGATCACGTCTTTTGCGACCTTTCGCCCGGTATAGGTTAGGAGATTGCCGGCATATGCTTGCTTTTTTAAATATTCATAGTCGCTGTTTGCCGTCTTCCCAAGCAAATAACCGGAAACACTTGTGGTTTCCGGTTTTCTCTGCACATGGTCGGTAATCGGCACGCCTTTTTCAACGGGATAAGATGTGACTTCCACATCAGCCCCGTCTGATTCTTTTTCGTTAACAAGATTGACCTTCCCAAGCTTCGCCAATTAATAAACCCCCTCCGCTTGAAAAAGAGCCGCCAGGCTGTCGTAAGAGTCTTCCAGTGATTGGGTGATAGCCTTTGAAATATCAGTTTCAACTTTTGCACTTCCGCCCTCAACTTTTACATTGATAGACGGGCTGAATGTAATATTCACAGACGTTCCACCGCTGCTGCTTGCTGCTTTTTCTGGTGTATATCCAGTTTCAGCCCCAAGCTCTTTGCCGAGCGCAGCATACATTCCCAGTGATTGATTCCGGTAACGCGGTTCAGTCGTGATGACATATTCCCGCCAGCCGTTTTCCCCGAGTGCCGCAACCTGCGGGCTATTGATTACGCCGCCTGTCGCATACCCTCTGTACGGCCCGCCATGCGCCATTGATACCAAGCCGGGATGTTTCATGATGCCGCCGTATCTGCTGTTCAGATAGTTAATAGCCGCTAGAATTTGATCAACCGGATTTTTAATATTTCCGTGCCCTGGTTCTTTATGGGCGTTAAAGGTGCTTGGGATGAACTGCATTAACCCCTGTGACGGGTGACCGGCTTTTGCATTGGAATCCCAATTGTTAACAACATTAGGATTTCCGCCGGATTCTTTCATTGCGATTGTTTCGAGTGCTCCTGCATACTCAGGGCCTAAACGCTTAATTGACAGCGCCTGAGCTACCCACTTTTTAACGGCTTTCGAGCCGCCGCCTGAAAAGCCGGCAGAGTAACTGGACATTTTGCCTTTGACAAAACCTACAGCCTTATCTTTGACAAAGTTAAAAGCCCCTTTTGCGAGATCACCGAACGAGCCAGCCATAGAAGGTGCAGAGACACCCATTTTTTCTAACACTTTTGTTAAAAGCTTAGATGGGTGCCCGATGTAATCAAAAACATCAAGAGCAACATCTTTCACTTTGCCGGCAACGGATTTTACACCATTCCATGCATTTGTGAATATATTTCCTTCTGTGCCTTTTGCGTATGCTGGAACTCCCGCTAAAGCAGCCCTTGTCTGTTTTGCAGATAAGACCGCAGTGCCTTTCGGAAGGTTCATCAGTGTATCTGTTGCAGGGCTGAGCCCTACTTGTCCTGAAGGTGTCCGATACATTTCAGGGCCAGCGTTTGCCCCTTTGCCGTCTCCCAGTATCGCCGGTCCTCCTGGGTGTCCTCCGGTTCCGTGTGCATATTTAGGTACTTCCCATTTTGGGATATGCTTATCTTTCAAACCGATCTTATCGAGTACCCAGTTTACTCCGCCGATTACACCATTTACGCCTTTTCCGAGTGCGCCGGAAAGTTTGTTCGCTAAGCTAGTCACACCAGATACAGCCTTGTGAGCCATGTTCTTAATTCCATCACCGATTCTGCCCGGTAATTTCTTGGCCCCGTCAACTAAATCGTTGAAACGATCCATGACTTTCTTACGCAGATCATATGCCAATAACGCGACTTTATTTTTTATATAAAGCCATCTGTCAGTGATTGCTGCACCCATATTGCTTACAAGCTTTTTCACCATTCCGACTGCACTAGAGAAGATTTGCTTCACTCCGTCCCACATCATGCGGAAATTCCCAGTGAATAAGCCTTTGAAAACCTTCACTATTCCCATAATAATGCCGATTGCACCCTGTATGATCGCAATGATATTTTTTAGTGCAACTTGAATTATCGAGAGCACAACCGGAAAAACAGCAGTCACGATATTTAGGATGAAACGGATCGCCGGAATTACAACCGTAGTAATGATGTTTGCCAAGGCTTGCAGTAGAGAAACAACAATAGGCAGCACCATCTGAATGATCTGCACAATTTGCGGAAAGACCTGCTGGACCACCTGAATTAAAATTGGTAAAGCCGCCTGCGCAAGCTGCAAAATAATATTTGCTGCTAAAGTAAGAAGCTGCGCGACAACCGGGAGGACCGCCAAAATGACCTGCCCTATGATCGGAAATACCTGTTGCACCGCCGTTAAAATCAACGGCAGAATTTGCATGGCAATTTGTCCGATCGTTGATCCGAGTAATTGAATCAGTTGAACCACAATCGGCAGAGCCTGCTGGATGATATTCATAATCAAAGGAAAGACCATCTGAATTGTCTGAACCAGGATAGGCAGAACAGTCTGGATTATTGTAACGATAACCCCTGAAAAACTGCTGACTAATTGAATGATGATAGGTAAGACCGCATTTATCACGCTTAGAATGACCGGAAAAACAGTCTGAAATCCTTGAACAAGTAACGGCAAAATCGAACTGACAATTTGCAATACACTCGTCATTAATTGCCCTGATACCTGCATCCATGCAGTTAATAGCTGCTGGATCAATGGAATCAATTGTGGGCCGATCGTTGAAAGTGTTTGTGAAACGGCTGCGGCTAAAAGAACAAGATTTCCTGCAAGCTGAATGAACGTCTGTTGCATTTGACCAGCTAATTGCTGAAATTGCGGTGTCAGTTGTGCTACCAGTTGACTGAAAACTTGCTGTACTGTCGTGATAATCGGCTGAATGGCCGTGAATACCGTTGTCAGCACAGATTGAACAGTCGCCCACGCCGAATGAATTGCACTGCTGACCGCTTGGTTTGTATCTTTCAAACGATACAAATACCCTACAAAACTGAGGATCGCCCCAATTGCTATTCCTATCGGTCCGGATACTCCCAAGAAAGAAAGGCCAATCGACGCAATAATAGGAGCAATTATTGACACAATCCCTTGAAAGCTTGATAAACCAATCTTGAGTTGATTCATAAAGCCTTTAATAAAGCTGTTCAGCCCTTCGGTTAATCCCTTTCCGAAAAAGTCGGTTACTCGTTTTCCTGCATTCTGAACAAATGAGGAAACAGTATCAACTGCCGTTTTGTAAGCAGCCTCAATCCCGGCGACTAAATGAGGGTGTGACTCGCCCAACCGATCCCATAACTTTAAGGATTCGGCTTGCATCTTATGAATCGCGGATACAGCTACCTTTTGCGAATCCTCAAAGCCTTTCATAAATGCAGGTTTAAGCCCCTGTACCTCTTTAATCATGGTGTAGAAGGCACTGACTACCGCAGTTTTTCCGGTATCCGCAAAGCGCTTCATTGCATCCGTAGCCGGTTTGAATCGCTCTTGAAGCTTGTCAAAATTCTTGTAAAGCATATAAATGCCTGTTACAAGCAAGACAATTGAGCCGGCGACTACATAGACTGTTCCGGACATGGCAGCAAGCCCCGTTACTACCGGGCCAATGAACATCCAAAGACTGCTCAGAGCCCCGAGAAACCCATTAAATAACCCCACTCCTATTGCCAAAGGCGATAAAAGCAGGGTTAAAACAGGGATGAGCAATAAAAACCCTTGGATCATTTTCGCCAGCACCGGATGAGCTTTGTTGAACTGAATAATCATTTTCCCGATCGCGGTAACGCCTTTATAAATTGACATCGCAACGGTTCCGAATACTTCAAGGGCTGGCTGAATGGCTTTTAAAAGAGTGCTGCACATCTGTTCCCAAGCCTTTGAATAACCGGGAACGGTCTGTGTGGCTGCCTTATGCAACCCTTGGAATAGGAAAAAGTTTGTGAAGGCCGCGCCAAGCGCTACCATCTGAAAACGCATATACCCCTGTGTTATCATGGCTGTCATATCTTGAAGCTGTTTCATATTTGCGGTAGGCCCGAGCATCTTCAAGGCCAAATGTGCCGCAGTTCCTTGCTTCGCCATGTTTTCAAGGGTATTTGAGACGGCAAGCCCCGCTTTGTTGACTTGGTATAACGGGTTCGCCATCCTGTCATAATTGGCAGCGATCTTTTCCGATTGGGTTGACATTGCCATAATCGTTCCGATGGACTGCAACATGCTCATGCGCATCATTTTATTATTCTTGATCATGTTGTCAGTAACCGCTTTATGCTCCCGGCCTAGCCTGTACACTTCATCCATGAACTGTTCATTTGTCCCGGTCCAGTTGTCCATTTCTTGGCCTAACTGAAAGAAGCCATATCTTGCCCGTATCAGCTCATTACGGAAACCGTTCATTCCGTATCTTTCCTCATTCCAAGCCCGGCGCATTTCATTGACCATTTGAATTGTATCCGCTTCAAGTCCGCGTGTTGAGCCGCGCAAAAAGTCCATTTCCCGCCCATAATAACGCATACCCCTGTAATCAGGTGCGGGCATGGCCGCCGTGCTTTGTGGTGATCCTCCGTTAACCCGGCGCATGTCCACATTATGCAAATTGTTTCGCAGCCTATCAACTTGATCATTTGCATTGTTCAATGATGATTGGTCAACGTCGATGCTCACGCGTGACGGTATATTTTGCACTAATCTGTTCGTTTGTTGAATGGTCCGGTTTAGGCTTTCCACATGAGACGTCATAAGGTCAAATGCGGGGCCGAGATTCTCAATTGTCCGCGCAGCAGTTTGTAAAGAAGAACTGTCCAGAATCATACTCATGTTCCTGAATCTTCGCTGCTCCCTGTGCATATTGGACATTTGCGTTCGCATTTGAGAAAAATGGCCGGCCGCATTATCTGTATGATCAACAAGTCTATCAATCTGACGATTTGCTCGTTCAAGAGGGGAGGTGTCAACGTTTAATTCCACATCAATATGCGTGCTCCGCAAAGCATCTGTCAACGTTTAACCCCCCTTATTTCTTTTTGTTTCGTTTGTTTTCTTCGGCCAGGTGAATGTCCAAAGCCGCATTGGCTTCGAGTAACGTATCAAGGTCCATAGCTGCAACCTCCGTGAAAGAAAACTTTTCAGACATCACAAGCCGATACATAGGCCAGTTGTCACTCGCCCTCTTTTTGTAAAACTGCTTTGGTTTCGACGGTTTCATCGCTAAGAAAGGTAGAAACCTCATACATTAATTCATTGAATCCAGCATGTTCATCGAAGTATTCGAAGTTTACTTTTGGATTTACCACAACTTCTTTCATGTACAGCTCATACAATTGTGAAGAAGTTGGGCGGCCTGTGTTAATGTTAATTGCTTCATCTTGAATTTCTACCATCCGTCTTGTTCCTGGATGCTGAAGAGTGTACTCGATTCCTTGGATTTTAACTGTTTTTTGTTTACCGAATTTTGACATAGGTTTTCCCTCCGATTGTTTGGTTTGCATATATTGAAAAGCAGCCCGAGTGGACTGCTTTTTTGCATTTGATTTTTTTCTTTTCGACATGATTAATCCCTTACTGCTCTAAAACTGTATAATCGAAAACTTGAATTTCAAATTCACGATCCCCGATTTCGTCACTGAATTCTGCATCAGCAGGCTTTTTCACCATGGCTTCAGTGCCGCCGATTTTCTCTTGTCCGCCAGTAACCCAGATCGGAAAGGTTTTGGCCGTGTTTGCCAATCCATTTAAATAAGGCACAAACGGCGAACCCATGGAAAGAGTAAGCGTAATTGTGCCTAACGGATTGTTTTTTGTTGCAACGCTCACATCACCTTTAGCGCTGACTTTTGTTGAAAACTTTTCTTCGTCTTTAGCACACGAAACCATGGTACCCTCTGAATAACCAGTAACGATTTTCCCGTCGATATTCGTGTTGACCTCGTTCGCATCGTAAACATAAGCAGCCATTGACTATTCTCCCCCTTTAGATTGAAATTTCGCCTGTAATTGAGGCGGAATGAACCGCGCCGGCTAATTCGAACGTGAAAGAAAGGCCGTCATACACGCGATTTTTTCTGTTCTCGTCTGATACTTCAGAGCGTTTTTTTGTGCTGATGGTGTAAACGGGCAAACCATCTTCATCAGAAGCGACAATCCCATTTGAAAAGGCTTTTTGAAGTACATTCGTAACCTGAACACTCAACAATGAAAAACCGGCATTCGAGAACGGGATTTTACCGTTATTTGAGAATGCCGATTGAATGGATGTTTCAATATTTAATTTCACCCAGTCCTTGCCGTGCAGGACGTCAATGTACTCACCTGAAGCAGTAATTCCCTCTGACGTCTCGCTGTGGCCTGCTTTGGTCACGTAAGCGATAGCTCCCTCTTTGTGGAGCTTTTGCAGCTCGTCCGCCTTCAGGTCTTGCGGGGTGACTCCCACAATGTTTTTGAACTTCCAAGTAACTGAACCCACTGTCAGGGAGCCGACGGCACCAACCAGTCCGGCGTCTGGATGCTCGCTTGTTATCGGATGATAAAAAACGATTGTCCGATCCTTCCCGGTATAGGAAGTGACTTCTTCCCGATCTGTTACTTGCAGAACGAGGAATTTGTATGATTTTTCTTCCATCGCCTTTGCTGCTTCCAGCTTCTCGTCTGCCGTCGCATCAGCAAGAATGAGGAAGTGCCAATCATTATCAAAATACTCGTCAAAAGCATTCCGAATCGTAAATGTGGCAGCCGCTCCCGCTCCGTCGCTCTCCCCGTTCTCCGGGTTACCTCCGTAAGTACCGATGGCTACTTTTGATGGAGCATTGTCGCCCTGTGCATAAATAGCAGCAGCCTTTTTATATGCGGGTGTTCCTTCTGGGTAATCCGCTTTAACAGCTTCTATTGAGCCATATTCTTTATAAGTGTTGTGTCCGGCAACCTTCGCAAGAATTAGGGGTGTTCCTAACCCTTTAAGATTCGACGGTTTCACCAGGTCAATTTTGACCGTTACATCACTAAGTGGCATGTGTTTAACCTCCTATGGTTTCTATTTGCGCGGAATCAAAAAACTCCGCTTGTGTCTCGCCATAAGCCGCTCGCGTTCTAAGACGCATATCAAAGCCGTGACGGCGTTCTGTGTCTATCGTGATAAATGTATCCCGATTACCGAAACCGTCGTTTCTCACCCACGCCAAGCCGTTGTCATGAAGCGTCTGGCGCGCGTCAGCAGTTTTGAAGTAAGAAGCTGTTTCTTGAGCAAGAGAAATGACTTCAATGTGACTATTTGAAATCCATGTAAAAGAAAAAACCAGCTCAATGTCTTCCGTTAACACTCCTTGTTCCTCAACACCCCTGTGTTGCGGCAGATACGGAGAAGTAACGGTATACGTGCAAAAAGGGTATTCAGGCTGTTTACCTGTCCCGTTTGCTTCGATAACGACATGGCCGGTTTTCTCTTTAATCATTCTGAGAACCGTTCTGATTATGCTGTTGTAATCCATCTGAATTGCTCACCGCCTTTAAGATATAGGAATTGAAATCGGCGTATGTCCCGTATGGCGTCATTGCTTCCACCAAAAAGGTTACTCCATCAAAAACCACTTGAGCCTTGAAAGGGATTTTCTTCTGGAAGTACAGTTGCCTGTCCATCTGCGTAAGCCGTCCGCCAGATTGATAAATTAATTGCGCCTGTAATGGGACAATAGCGCCTTTTTCTTCCGATTCCACCGGCTTGCCCTCTACCCATTTTCCGAGATCGTCATAAAACCCCTCAGACGCCGGGAGCAACAATGTAAAATCAACGCTGTATTTCTCAATCAGATCACCGAACTGAAAGTGATTTTTCATTAGCTTTCAACCTCGTAATCCATAGAACCGATCATTTCCCCGGTATCTACTAACGGATTTGAAGAGCCTTTTTCCTCCGTTGTAAAAGGATGATTGGCAGGGCTCCGTAAGTCTCTTGCGTACGTCTGCAGCCGGCCCTTTGCCAGCAATCCGACCGCATTCATGATGTCATTAATAGAATCGCCGTTCTCTATGGCTCTGTTGACCAGTTCCTCTACCTTTTGTACAATCTCGGCTTCATTTTCATCCCAACCAGCCCGTAAGAATGACCGTTCAGGGATATTAATAAACTGTGTATCCTTCTTGAGATAAAGACCTTTGGCAGCAAGATAATTCCGCATGCGATCAGTTACAGCAATACGGCAGCCGAATTCATGAACAGCCGCGATCATTTGGCGGTCGCCGTCCAGAACACCGACTTTCATTTTCCCTTTTGGCTCAAGGTTCCTCAGTAATTCCGGTATACGGTTTGTATCCCGCACCCGGATATTTCGGCGCCCCATCTGATCACCTCAATGGTTTAAAACGAATTTTTTTGTATGGCCGGAAAAGATCAAACGCGGGTTTATACCTTACGTCATCCGCCGTGTATGTCTTGCTCATTCCGCCAATTGATTCAGCCTGGACGCCTTTCGGGCTATCCCGGTCTATTTCAATCATGAGAGCAATTCCTTTCTTCACAGGACCTGGTAATGATTCAACCCCGTCTGGTCCAACAAAAGAGTTATTACACTCTTCCTTAACGAAAGAAATTGCGTCTTCAAGGTCAATTTGTAGCTTTGCATCCTGCGAGGTGTCATCCTCGGGGATTCCCAATCGTATTTTTAATTCTGACAGGTCCATTTCTCTCAGTCCTTTCAAAGCACGGGTTCATATGTCGCGAAGCACCTGCAATTTATATCATTTGAGGGATCTCCGCTTTGTCCCGGTGCCGGCGCCTTCACAGATTTGCCGTTTTTATCTTGACCGAGATCAAACAGCTCATTTACAAACCTAGCCTGGCCTTCTAAATGAACATGATCCGCGTTTCTTCCCTCACGAACCCGCTCGTCACCCATGTTGTGCCATATCTTTTTCATGGCAATACCATTGGAATCAGCTTTCGTAGCTGCGTCCAGTGTCGCTTTCTCCCGCACTCGATGCATTTCTGTTCTGGCAATGCGCTGCGCACGGTTATAACTGACGCCCACATCAGCTTCCAGCTCCTTCGCTACCTGAACAAAGCGTTTCCGCTCAATAAAGCCGCGTTCAATTGTATGATTGATCTTCTGAACTGTCTTTTTACGGTCCGTTTCGATTGCTTTGAGCATATTTTTGCTTGTGATAGTCTGCGAGATTGACGCGGGCGCCGCCCATGTGACAGGCAATTTTCCTTTCGATGAACGGGACAATTTAAAGCCGACGGCCGATAGGATACCAAGCATGAGCCAGTTATACGATGACTCGTAGGTTTCATTCAGAAAATCAAGAACAGCCGTTTTAACCTTTGCAGAAAGGGCAGTAATCAATGACGCTATATCCTTCTTAATCTGAGAAAGATCATTACTCCGATTCGCGTCAGCAAGGCTGATTTCGCGCCCTTTATCAAGCTTGACAAACAGGGCAGTCAACTTGGAAAGTATTTTTTCGGAAGTACCACGAAAAAGCCGCTTCAGCTTCCGTAAAAACTCCTGCATCTTACGGGTTAACGGCTTCAAAAGCTCTTTTTCAGTTTGTTCTTTATCCACCGCTATCCCTCCTATTCGTCAGATGCTTTTTCACCAGCGTCAGCAGATTCTTGATTCTCTTCATCTGTTGTTTTGTCCGCTGTCTTTTTGCTGTTTTTTTCAGCTTTTTTAATGGGCGACTGTACTTTTTTGTATCTGTCCTCTTTCAAAAGCTTATTACCGTGTTCATCCTCAACAAACCAAGTTGAACCGGTATCAGTATTTTGAATCCACATAAAAAAGCCCCTCCTATTGTGGACGGGCTGCGCTTAATACCGCGAGCGCTTCCGGTCTTGTTACTTTCGCGCCGTACAAGTGAAGCCCTTTTACTGCATCAGCAAAACGTTTCTCAGGGCGATACGCCTCGACTTGGGTTGCTTGGTCTGCATAAGACCACGCCATGCCGTGACCGGCGATAATCTTATGATTTTCTGTGCCGCCCTCTGGTTTAGAAAGTGGAGCATTATTTGATTTTAATACCGTGAATCCGGCCGCTTGTCCGATAACACCATTTAAAAGGCGTTGTTCTGAAGACATGTTCCCAGCCTTTACAAAACGGTCATCTTTTAGCATTAATCCTTCATACCAAGGCGTTACAACTACCCAGCGCCCCTGTTCCGGCACGTCTGCTTCATCCAATTTCACTGAAAGATCAACCAGATATTCGTACGCGTCGTTTTTTGTTGGTGAAACAACTTTTGTATCGCTGCCGATCGTATGAGCTGCATCCACATAATGAGAAGCAATATATGAATCAGCAGTATTTTTCAGAGCGTATGCTGCCTCTTGCATAGCCGCATCCATCAACTTCGGATTTTGTTGAATTTTATCAATGTCATCAATCTGAAAGTTGAAATATTTTGACTGGTCAATGAGAAGCGTGCGGCTTGAAGAATCAAGTGTTTCCGCGCTATCCATGTCTTGATTTTTAGTGTAGTCCCCCACACTAACGCGTCCCATATTGTTGATTTTCACAGAGTCGCCGGCAGCAGTGATTTCTCCCTCGTAATCTCTGTTAATGACTCCCGTTTGACCATAAACCAAAGTTCTTTGTAAATTGCTCAGCAGTCTTGCACTCCATAATACCGGAATAAAATTATCTAATGCCATGTGTTTTTATCCTCCTATTAATTCTTATAAAGAGCTTGGATGCGATCCCAGTTTTGATTGACTTCCTCGGTACTCATCTTTTTAATGTCTTCTTCTGTTAACGGGGCTGATGCTCCGCCTGATGGTGTCGGCGTGCTACCGTTCTTTTTGAAATGATCGTTTACGATGCTTTGTTCAAAAGTCTTGAAGGCTTCGGCCAAGGTATTCAAATTTTGTTCTGTGGTCGCATCGTCCTGACCGATAAAAAAGTCAACAAGATTAGTAGGCAAGCCCTTTTCCGTTGCAATTGAAAGGGCCGTATTTCTCAACGACTCTCGCGTTTTCTCTTGCTCAAGGTTCTGGAATTTTTCCTGCAACTCACGTAATTGCTTTTGTTCCTCTGTTTCAGGAGGAAACCGCTTTGAAATCTCTTCCTCAAGTTTCTTCGGCAACGTATTTTTCTCATACGTCTTGATCGCCTCTGTCACCCTTGCATCAGATGTTGATTGAAGCAGCTTCTTCCCCTCGTCATTTGTTTCTAGGAAAGCCCGTACTGCATCCAGCGTGAGTTCTCCGCCGCTCGGCTGTGGTGCTGGATCGTTACTGGTTCCATCTGCTGGATGGGCTCCCGGTGTTGGATCAGCCGCTCCCCCAGGTTCGGAAAAATGCTGAAGGTTAATGCGCAGTGGCAGCCTTTCTTTTTTCATGAAATTCATTGACGGACTGACTGACTTATCCGTGTTTAATCGTTTCATTTCTGTGTGTCCTCCTTGCCCTTATCAGTTGCCGAAGCCCCTAACAAGTTCAAAAGTATTTCGGTTGCTCTTTAACGCCTACAACGCGAAAAAAAGGCATAAAAAAAAGCCACTCAAAAGAGTAGCTTTCTGCTCAATTAGTCAGAAACGTTATCCTTCTTCCTGTTTAGAAACAGAGACTTTTTCACTTCAGCATATATTTCTTCAGATTCATGCAGCAGGTTTTCGTTTTCCAGCATCCTCAACAAAGAATTAATCCTAAACTCTTCATTCAGATGGCTGTTTTTTTCTTTCGTCCTTTTGAAAAGCTTCATCATCCTCATTCGCCTCCTGTTCCTCGTCTTCATCCTGATTATCATCAATGGTGTAAGCATCTGCTTCCGCTCTCATTCTTTCAATCTCAAAACGCACATCATCAATGAACGATAGTAGAGCAAGCCGCGTTTCTTCGCTTACCAGTCCTTTGAGTTCCGCAGATGCTTGAGCCTCTTCGAGAATGTTCGCAGGAAGATTCCGCTTGAATTGAAACCATAGTTTCAGATACGCGTCTTTGCCGGCCAGTATCCTTTTGGACCATGCCGAGCAGAGTATTTTATACTGATACCGGAATGCCGCGGTCATTTTGCGTTCCATAGTAATTGCCTTGTGTTCCAGCGCCATAAGCTTATACCGCATGGCAACGCCTGTAATAGTGCCCCCGAAAGAGCCGTCAGAAAAATTGACTGTCTTCGCAAAACGCAAAATATTTTCTTCCAGCCGGTTCAAATGATTTTCGATCATGGCGTCGTTTATTTCCTTGGTTAAAAACTTCACGTCGCCGTTATCGTCGAAGACTTCAAACACGCCATTCTTTTTCAACTTTTCCATATCCTCATCATCGAGTGAAGCCCCTTTTACAATCAAGTATGCAAGCCGGAACTGTTCGATTTCGTTCGATGCGTCTGACAAAGTTCTGTCGTATGCATCAATTAAAGAAATGACTTTTTCAGTGTCGCCTTTCATTTCTTTATTGTTCGGAACACCAAACAACGGGCATCCATTGAAAAGATGGGGTTTCGTCTCAATAAGATCGTACTTCGCTTTATCAGACGACTTAAACGAATAAATGAACGTTTCATCGTAGAAATCAGCCCGATATGACTCAACTTTTTTGCCGCTCACCCACTCAAACACTGAATAATAGCGCAAAGCATATGTGGGCTCTGTTATATCGTCTAAAGCGAGAACAATGCATTCCCACGGATCAACGTTTCGCAGGCATTCGTTTCCGTCTTCATTAACAAACAGCAGGCGGGCGCCGTAACCGCAGATGGAAGCCATTTTCCCGAGTTCGGAATCGGCATCCTCAATGTTATTTCTCGTATTGAAAATACTCACTTGGTCTTTCAATTGCTTATCTTCAGTTTCATAAGAAATGGGATGTCCAAACATATAGCCTGTCTTAGTATCAATGATTTCAGAGTCAAATGAGTTGTTCAGCTTATTGTTTACCTTGTCATCAATACGCTGCACCTTATCAGTTCCCGCGCTGCCATAATCAATGATGGACCGTGTTAATATGGGAACGCCTGCCGGATCAGCCTTATATCTTGCATATAGCTTCATCAATTTTTCACGAACAGGGACGTGCTCATTAATCATCATCTTGATAATGTCACCGTTAATTCCACTCTGGCGAATTAGATTTATATATTCCTTCATTGGTCACTCCCCCTTTCTGTGTTTCGGCTTGTTGTGAGTATACAGAGCGTACCGGAGAGCATCCAGCACGTCGTCCCATTCCTTCACAGGGTCGCCGGTCTTGGGATTCCATACATACATGAAAATTTCTTTTTTGAAGCGCTCAACCTTGTCTTTCACGACGAATAACTCATTTCGTTTAAACAGCCGGGCCACTTCTTCAATACCGGATATGATCGCCTTATCGGCGTTCAGGGCTCGCAACTTCTCCCGCCTGAAGCGCTGCACATGCTCTGGCCGCGCAGAATCGCAGTAGAAATTAATATTGCCGTACCGCTCCTTTACGCCTTTCGCTACTTTCACCCAGTAGTCAATTTCCTCATGCTGCTTGGCATGTTCTTCGAGCAAATAAAAACACCCTTGGTCATCTTGCCCGATTACGACAATAGAACCCGGGTGCTCATATCCCCAGTCAACACCGGCGAAATACTTCTTGAAGTTGACGCGCCTGTTCTCCAATTCCTCAGAACTGATATAGTGAATGTCCTTATTGAAGTCCCGGTAAATGACTCCTTCGGACGCCACCCAATATCCGTTTATATCTCGATCGGTAAACATGCCGCTGGGCGTCGATGCCACGATACTCTCCACATACTCCGGATCAAGAAAATTGTTATCGAACAGCGAGAAATGAAATGATCGGATGTTCAGCCGGCCGCTCTTCAACTTTTGCCCGTCTTTGTCGATATAATCGGTTTTGACGGTGTGCATCGGGTTTTCGGGGTTTGTATCCATCATGACCACAGCGCCTTTATAAGAGCACCGGGAAATGACTTCTTTTACAAATGAATCATGCAGGGCGGTCGCCTCATTCAGAAACGCGCCGGCTGACGTGAACCCCCGCGCCTTTTTCCATGAATTTGCGTTTGCTCCATCAAAGCAATATACCTGATTTCCGAATATCTCAACGGCACTCGACTTATTGAGTTTCAATTCCTTGCCGAGAATCTGTTCTAAATCATTCAGAACGTTCCGCCTGATAGTTCCCAGGTTCGCCCCGCCGATAACAAAATTCAGCCCCATGTTTTGATACTTGCTGACGTGAGCAAGAAACGCCAAAAGGAGCACGAATGTTTTTCCTGCCCTCTTTGCGCCGCTACAAATTAAAATTTTGGGCTGCTCTTTTATGAAGCTGTCCCAAACTTCCTTTTGCTTTTTATTCAGTTCCATCGGCATCCACCATTTTTCTCAACATTGTAGCAATCTCATTTTCTTTGGTGTTTTCGTCGCCGCCGTTAATAGCCTTCTTGGTCTTCTCGATATTCAAACGCATTTGTTCCAATTTAAGGCGCCGCTCATCTTGCTCATGCGCCAACTGGTCAAATTGCTTGATCAAGCTCCGGAGCTCCCCCATTGCCCGAGATTGAGCGTTCAGGAATGCCGCCTGCTTATCCCATGCGAATTGTATATCGTGCTGCAGCTCTTCCACAAAGTGAGCTTTTGAAAGACTGCCGTCCTCATTTATGCTGAGGTCACCTTTTATTTTAGAGACAATTTTGGTAATGTCGTTTTTATCCTGCACAAACATAATACGTTGTGCCCGCAGAATGGCCGCGTATTGGATTTGAATTTGATCCCATATCATATCAGCGGGCGAACGCTCCTGAATCTCTTCCAAAATTTCAAGCGTTTCCTCGGGCAGATACTTTGAGAAGAACCCATGCGAAACCGCGTTTCGATTTCTCTCCGGGGCGCCGCCGTTGTTTCCCAATGCATTTTTATTACCGGGTGGGGCGCCTGCCTTTTTTGTGTGCACACTTTTTTCAGAGGGTGCACCCTTTTTTCGTTCCCAACCATGCCGCTGCTTCCACGATTTAATGGTGTTCATTGACACCCCGTATTTTTCGGCAAGGTCCTTGTATTTCATGCCTTTGGCGTAATCCTTATACGCCTGAATGTGCTTTTCAGCCATCTACATCCACCGCCGCCTCCTTTTGAATTGAGTTGTTTTGGAAAAGATATTCCCTCTAAACCGCCACCGTGCTCAAGCCGTTAACCGCCGATTGTCTATCCTGAGACTTACCGGAAGCAGTTTACAGAGAACATAAAAAAGAGCCATATAACTCAATGGCTCTTTCGTCTATTCTTTAATTTCAATATCTGTAATTTGCGTTGGGTTAATAAGAACAGCTTCACCAAGATCAATCAAACGATTTTTCAAAACTCGTTTGCCATCCAATTTATCATGGAAATTTTCTATAAGATTTTCCACGCTTTTCATATCTTCGTAGGAAACTTCAAAAGATTTTTGATTACTCATTGATATAAGCACTTTCATGAATTTCACCTCCCTCCTTATTATCGGTTAAGGATCAGGAGAAAGGAACTATTTGCAGAATTTGTCGAATTATTTACATGTCCATTTTTCACCTTTAGTACGCAGTTATATATGAGGGCGTGGTTCCCTTACTATCTGCATATCGTCGTTGAAAGGTGGGTGATTAAATGTTCAAGTTTAAAGTAAGTGTAAGCGTGAATGCCAACATAAGCTTTAACAGAGAGTGCTTCTTTCATATGATGATCTCTGTCGCATTGGCCTTTCTCCAATAGGAGGAGGCTTTTGCTGCTACTAAAAAGCCCCACACCAATAAGGGCATAGAGCTTAATGATCACTATATGAAATTGGTGGGGACGCAGGAATATTTCGCCTCCCCGTCCTGCCTTCCAGTTTACACTGCGGATTTAATCTGATTCAACAATTGCAAAAGCTGACACGTTTCGCACATTTGGCACAAATGGCACACAATATCATTTTTAATGCGTCTGACTGTTTCGCGGGAAACGCCAAGATGCAGCGCGATTTCACGAAACTTCATCCCTTCTAACATGCAATCAAAGACAATCCGGTTTTTTTCGTCCTCTATTTCTTCAGTAGAGCGCTCAAGAAAATCAACAATAGTTTCGTATTTACGGAGCCGCTTTTCCCGACGATCCATCTGACGTAATTCCGCCTGGCTTATTCCGGCTGATCCTCTCGGCATTCCTGCTTCGTCACCGTAAGTAGCCACAAGCTTCTGCCCGGCAAACTCCACTTTGTTGAGAATACGGCTCAATCGACTGATCTCCCGCAACATAAAATTATAATCACGAATCCATTCTTCGATTTCCAAAGCCATCATTTGATCAGACATTATAAACTCTCCTTCTGTCCGTAAATAGAATATTTCTCATTCCAACCGTTCTTTTTTTGTTCTGCCAAATATTCGGTTTTAGATACCTCCTGAATTGTTAGGCTGCACTTTTCCATCAAGAAACTTTTCATATTCTCAAATAAATCTTCTTTTCCGCACAAAAGATTCACGATTTTTCCATTTTGATAGGCGAATCCATACTTCACACCAAACACTCCCCTTATTTGCGTCTCAAAGCGCCGCCCTTGCCTCTTTTCAGAGTTTGCATATTTTGTCCCATCATCCGCTGCCAAAAGCGATCTGATCGCTCAGAAACGTTTTTATCTGGCTCCTTTTTCTTCCGCTTCATGCCATCCCTCCTGATAACAAAAAACGGACACCAACCAGAGCGCAGAAAAAATTCTGTGCAATGATCAGTGTCCGCAGGCTTTCCGTCTTGGACGTATTTATTTTTAAGCTCCTTGGCTGCGTAATGTCAGCAGGCTCATTTTTAAGTCTTCATATGCTTATATTTTACCATAATCCGGGTGCAATAGGGTTACCAAACCATTAAAGGCCGGCTTTCTCTTTATATTGCTCCCAAAAGCCGTTCACTTCATCCAAGTATCTTGTGGCCTCGGGGCTTTTGGTTTCAGCCTCTTCTCGAATTGCGTCAAAAGCCTCTTCGAATTCATCGGCAGGCGTCTTTAATATCTGATATTCGTTGGTAGCGAGGGCAGTTGCAAGAGCGACAGGATCAAGACTGTTTAACGGGGCCCATTCTCCCTGCCAATTCCCTAAGCTAACACTTTTCCGTAGGCTCTCAAAAGCCGCAGCCTGTTCTTTTGTTAATTGTAGCATTGTATTTTCCTCCGATTCTTCTTTGAATTTATCTTACTTCACACTGAATTTTGCTGATTCAAATGTCCCGATATAGTTCCGCTTGCCGGAATCAGAGTAGCAGTCAAGCTGGATGACATAGGTTCCTTTCCCAGTCTTATTCCGGATCGTTTTCACGTTGAATGATTTCAGAGGCGTTGCCGTTTTGAAGCTGCCACGCTGTACCAGATTCGTATCAGTCAGTCCGCCGCCGCTACGCTTCTTGTATACGCCAGCCGTGTAATAAAGTGTTCTTGAGCCTTTTTTCTCGGCTTTCCAGTCCACCGTTGAGGCGCCGGCCGTGTAAGTCGCCGCATCCGTAAATACCCGGGCACTGTACCCGGATTCGTTTTGCCAGCCGGACCATGCGGCGGAAGCAGACGGCGCAACGGCCGCCGCTCCCATAAGTAATGCTGCTGATAGAATGATTGATTTGAATAGTTTTTTCATTATTTCATTTCCTCCACTCCGAGAATCTCTTTCATGTATTCGACTGTCTTGTCAACCTCAAACCAACTGCCGTCTGCGACTTCGATCCGGGAGACGCCGGACGATGATTTCACGATGTCCACAACGTCTTTTTTATCAAATGCATATAGAATTTTATCCCCGCGCCAGATTTTTATTTCTTTGTTCTTATTCCTGTTTGCGATAGATTCATGAACGGATTTCATAAAGCAGTCAGAGCAAGTGCCTCCACCAAACTGTTCAAGCCGCTTTCCACATTCACAATGCATTAAGTCATTTTCGGCTCCTGTCATTCCGCTCCCCCTCAAACTGTTTTTCGATTTGCAATGGTATATACTCATCAGGACCAAGAATGCCGAAATCATGGTATTCCTCAGAATATGCTCGGCTATACGATTCATCGTCGTAGTCTCCAAACAATTGTGTGTCATGGCCTTCATGAAAATGGCAAAACGCGGCAATATGGTTGATTTTAGCCCATCCCTTCGGACATTTGCTCCACATCACTGTTTCTTTGCAATCGTGGCATGTTGAAATATAATAGTGTCCCATTCTGTTACCCCCAAAAATGATTTACGGCACTCACGATGCCATATACGACCCATGAGAGGGCGAAAAACAAGATTCGCCAGTTCTGCCCCCGGATCATTTTGTTTTGCTCCCTAATCGTCCGCGCTAAATCCTCATTACGCGTTTCCAGTTCGATGCATCTTTCTTGTAGTTCTTCGTTTTCCGCTTGCAGTTCTTCGTTTTCTGTCATTGTTCCGTGCCCTCCTTCTTTTCCGGCGGCCACCACCCACGAACCAAGTACCCACTGATCGCCGCGGTAACCGACACACAATTTAATCTCAAACTCGGATTGTCGAAATAAAACGCCAGAATTATTCCTATGGAATCGGCAACGGCCGACATTATGAGAATCATCAACACTCTAAATGCAAATTTCACTCCGCGCCCTCCAACAACTCAGGATTTTGGTAAACGTCGCCGATGACTTTATTTGTCGCCGTCTCAGAAAACAACGGTCTGCACTCTTCTTTTTTCTCATTGACGATGCACCAGGAGCCGTCAATCATTTTCACTTCTCCTATGAACGGTTCCGGCCCAAACAAACCGCCGGGCGCTGTTTCCTCCTGCTGCACGATGTCGCCCGCATAAATACGTGTTCCTGGTCTGTAAGCCCCTTTTCGATCACTATCAAACTGTCCAATTTCAAACTGATCCGAACCATTCATGAGAACTGACTGGCCATCAGCGCTATCCGCGATAATCCCGAAGCCATCCAACCATAAGCACCATCCGTATTCGTTATCCGGCTTTATTAACCCAATGGAAAGAGATAACTCCCCATCCATCGAATAAAACATCTGCTCGCCGTCCCAAACTCTGTATGCTGTGTTCATAGTGAACCGTCCATCTTAAGAAGTTTGAAATCAGGGTCATGGAACGCTTTCGAAATAAAGTCATAGCCCGCGCAAGTGCCGTCATGATCTTGTATCTGAGAAAACATAACAAGCGCATAATCTCGTTCTACTTCTCGGATTTCATCCTCTTGAAAATTTTCGTAATCGTCCGTGTCGGCGACGCTCTCGATGTAAACTTTTTCGGCATCTGCCTTGTCTGTTGCTTTAATAAGCGCGTAATATGGATCATGGATTTCGTAGAATTTCATTGTTCTTTCCCCCTCCCATCTCTCGACATAAGCCATTCCATCAGGCTGCAAAATTAATCCGAAATACGGCATCCTCTCCGCCCCTGTCAGCTTCTCAACTTCCGGATCGTATTTCCCTAATTCATCATTACCAATAAATTTCAAAAAGGACGGATCGAATTTTTGTATTTCCCTTGCCAACAAAGCATCACCATATCCCCAAATCGTCGCGCCGCTCTCACATGATTTCATTAAATCAATGTGTTTTTGTTCTAATTTCATTGTTCTTCCTCCTTCAATTGTTTGGATAGTCGCTCATTTTGGTGTGACGAGTGAATAAATATCATTTGTTCCATCAATGATGTCAATTTCATGAATTCCGCCTTTATATGCCCCTGCTGCTATGATTCGGAATGCAAACAGCGTTAATAACTCCTGGCTTTCAGCTTTACACCCTGCGAATTTCGGGTTAGACTCGTTCCGGAAACCGATACGCTTGTTATCCTCAACAATCGCATCCCAGACATCACCCCTAAACTGAATGACATCCACCTCGAAACCTCGATTACGAATGCTATTGATTACTTTGATTGCCGCCGATTGGATTTTTTGAATATCCATCAATACCCCTCCTGCTGCCGCTGGTGATTGACGGCGTTTTTCTCCATGTAAGCCGCTTCGATTTGCTCCCATTTAAATCCGAGCCGCTCACCGAGAATGAAGAAGCTTACACAAAGGTCGAGAAACTGCACTTCTTTTCCATTCATCACCTGTAAACGGTAAGCAGTAGACATCAAAGAAGAAAAAAGCCGCTCAGTGTTAAAACCAATGGTAGAACTCAAGTAACTTAAATGGATGGAGGATATTATCTTTTTGCTATTTAAGCCCAACTTGTTCCCAATGCTCAAGATAAAATGCAGGCAGTCCACGTATTCCTCAAGTAATGGATTCGATTCACCTATCTTTCCTGAGCCGTTGCAGTCTCGGCATTCGGAATATGGTTCAGTTGCATGTCCTTCCTCGAGGTATTGCAAATTAATATCGTGGTTTTCATCGCCAGTGCCATCACACGTCGGACATAAACGCTCTATTTTCGTCCGCGGCTCCCGGTCATTGCTCCAATGCTTAAAGCCGCGCCATTCATTCGCACACTCGGCAAGCTCCACCTGTAGAGCAAGAATGAGGTTCGGCAGCAAGTCCTGCCCCTCAAGCCCCTTTTCTTTGATGATCCGATCATCAAGCACCTTTTGCATTTCAAACATTTTTTGTAGATTCATTGTCCGCTCTCCTTTGATTTAATTGTGAGCCGTGTTTTACAATCCTTGCTGACCTGTTGCAATTCAGCAGTGAAACAGTCTAGACAAATATTTTCTTGTTTTCGATGATCGCCAGTGTTTTGTTTTAGCTTTTTAATGTCTGATCGCAGAGCAAACCTTAAAGGCTTTTCAAAGATAGGTGCAGTATTTTCATGGGTATCTAATCCGCACGTTTCACAACATAAGCTTTCCATAATGATTTCCGCTCCCTTATTTCCGCCCACCGACGGTATTTTGTAGAAATTCATGCACATGACACATCAGCAGCATGCCGCCTGTTTCCGGTCCGTGCTTTTCACGGAAGACAGCCAATGCTTGTTCGAAAGCCTGCCTGTAATCCTGTTTCACGCTATTTCCTCCTCAGCGCCCATGGTGCGGCCACAATGCGGGCAGCGTGCATCAGCGCGGATTTCTAAATCAAGTTTTTTATAATCGCAGTCCGGGCAATGGTATTCGATCATGATATTCCCATCCTTTTAGAAACTTGGTTCCGGTTCTTTTTCTGGCGTAACTGCATCATTTTCCCATTCAATATCAAGGATTATCCCCACGCCGTTTTGTGATAATCTCATGAGAAGAATTTCAAATTCGTTCAGATGTCTGAGAGATTTCAAGTCATGAACTGAGTTGTATCTCAAATCCCATTCCTTATCTGTTCCATTCTTATAAAAGGAAATCGGTATTTCAAAGTTCATTTCTTCGTCATGATCACACTCAAATAAAATCGTTGCATGCTCAAACGAACTCCAACTTCTATCCTCGTTACGTTCAACATTTACAGATACCTCAACCGCTTCATATTCAGGTCCATCGTCAAATTCTACTTCCAGATCGTCAGTCTCAACGTTTTTTGCAACATAGTTCATCCACTTTGCGAAGAGGTCAGACAGTTTGATTGTGTTTTCTGTCTCTCCTGACATCAATCCCTTGAAATTGTTTAGCAGGTTACGGTTTTCTATGGTTGTATTTTGTAATACTCCGACCAGCACATGATCAAGCTTTGTGATGTAATCCGAGTAATCATAGTTTTCTAAGTATGGGACGATGACGCTTTTTAGTTTGCTTTTGATAATCTCGGTCACATCGCCATAGCTTGAGAATAAATTTTCAAGCGCTTTTGAAATTCCTTTTTCCAGTTGTTCTGCGACCAGTTTTTCAACCAATCCTTCTTCCATTTGTTTTGCGATTACATCTTTGATATTTTGTTCAAGATTCATTTTGATTTCCTCCTATTTTGTGTTTATACTTGTAAATTTGGTCATATGTTCACTTATTCATGATTTTGTATATGAATTTCCCTTAAACGCCACACATGCCCTCACATTCATTCAAAAAGTGATCTATATCAAGCTGATCCTCATTGAAATTTACTTCCTCCAATGGCCGGCCTGACTTATGGAGAAAAGCGTTATTTTTAAATCGCGGCAGCTTCCGGATAAGCCGGTCAATTTCCACCGCGTCTTGCCAAGAGGCCGGGTCTTTCATCTTCATATCACGCCAGGCGTTGAAGTCGTGGAAAGGGCAGCCGATACAGCTGGACTTTTCCGGCGTTCCGAGTCCCTCGCGCTCAACGTATGTAATGCAGCGCGACCGATCTATGAAGGCCACATCAACCAAAGGATGCTCGGCAACTTGCCAGCTTTCCCGGCTTGGTTTAACTCGCTGGATTTCATCAGTGCTGATCCCTTTCCAGAGGTGAACAACTTCTTTGATGCGCTGCCTCGGCTTGTACCCGAGCAATGAACGGATTTTCCGGTTAACCGGTAATATTTTGTATTCGTTTGTACATTGCCGACGGGCGATGCCTATTTCACCTTTTGAATCCCGCGTGAAGAATGGGATACTGGCGAAACGGTCACCTGTCTCAGCGCCTTGCACAATGTCATCACGAATGTTCCCATTATCAGTGAAGATGATCTCCCGCCCGTAAGTTGCCTTGATATGCTCGTTTATTTTCTCGATCCAGTTGTAAACGTGTTGCGGCTCCCATCCGGTATCCGAGAAAATAATGTAATCGGGTATAACGCCGTTTATCTCACCTTTCAACGCCATGAGAAGAAGGGCCGTTGATTGTGTGCCTCCCCCGTAGGAGAGGACGTGAATATGTTTTTTGCCATCGTCGTACTGCTGTTTAATCATCCCTTAACCCCCGATCAAATTCGGCAGCACGGAGATAGCGAAGAAGATGAGCCCCACGCATGCCCCGACCAGCCAGATATTTGTTTTATCCCGTTTAGCGATAATGGTATCGCCGATCATTTTCAGATCGTCAGACCGCGCGACCAGCGTCGGGATGTAGTCCGGGTGAACCTTTAAAAGCTCGGCCGCCTGCTCGACGGTCATTGCTTCGTCCTTCGTGGCCTTCACGTTCCGTTGCAGTTCTACTTGTAGTGGCATCATTCTGCCCCCACCTCCCGCGCTTGTGGTAAGTTCACTCTTTGCAGAAATTCAGCCGCAAAGAATCCCGAAAAACCATCTAAGAAAACAACCTTTGCGCCGCTGTGAGAAGTAAATTCATCACTAGTACAGGACCAAATTCTTCCGTCGTATTTGCTCGCTTCATAGCATGTGTGCATGACAACTAATTCACCTTTTTGAAGTGGTTTTCTCATTCCGCATCACCCTCCCATGCAGCAGGAAACTGACCGTTTAAGGCCTTCTCTACCACTCCGAAAGGGTCGTCCTCTTCATCGGTGAATGTAGCAAGCAACCTTCTGAAATTGCCGTTCTCTTTTGTAAGCCGCCGAATCTCTTCCTGAGCCTGCTGGAACTGATGAACCGTTACTTCCTGCTGGCGTTGGTGTTCCTCAATGATTGCCTGCTGTTTTCTCATGTAGCCGATCATTATGTCTTTGACATAACTCTGCTCGATGATATAGCAAGATCCTGCATTTATATCGAGTGGCTTCAATTCCTCTTTTGAAGCTAAGTGCCACAATGACAAGTCGTTTATAATTTCCTGTAATTTATCCATGCCCGTTCCTCCCCCGCAGGGGAAACCCCTGCTATTTGAATTTATGGCCGATCTCGTAATCACAACGAGCCAGGCCGCCTTTTATTGTTTGAATGATTGTTTTACCGTGTTCCGGGGCGTCCATTAGATGAGCAGTCCCTTCAGTGCCATCTAAAACGATGATGCGGACTTTCCCCGGCTCGATGCTTTGCTGAATAGTTGTTTCATGATTTTTTATTTCTGTTGGCTTGTTCACTCTGGCCGCCCCCTGTGCTATGATAGAAGTACCAGTTCATATCAGCATCGGGGCCACGGCTTCGGTGCTTTTTTCGTTTTACGACGGCAGCCGCATCGTTACTCCGGCAGATGGCTTTAATTCCTCGCGGTAGATGATCGGGTGCTTTTCAACATAAGCCGCCAACTGCTCCGGCGTCATTTTCCACTCCTTAACTGGACCAGGCTTGTATGGGTTGATTTCTTCTTGCATAGCGATAACCTCCTGAATTGATTTAGTTCTCAAGCATCAAACTTTCGCCACAAAGCGTTATGGCAGGATTTCCGTTATAATGACTTCCACCCGGGGCTCTTCACTGTAAAACTTGCTAACTTTCAGATCGACTACCTGGCTATCATCACGGTAAATCAGATGATTCAGGGCATCTTTAACTCCCTTTACATAGTTGTCAACGTCCGGCTTTGTTACGGGACGCAGGAGACCCTTTTCCGCGTTCTCTCTTTTTGTCTTGGATTTGGAAATTTCTTTTGTCATTGGTCTGAATACTCTGACATCCATTGCCACAGGTCCCGTAATAACTTGTTTTGGCCGATACTGTGACGCCACCAGCGCAACATATTGTTTAAAATTCTTTGATTTCAAAGGATCACGCATTTTAACCTTGCCATTTATAACAGATCCCCTCGGCCTCCCCTGTGCAACAGGCTCGCCGTAAACTATAAACTGAATGGAATCCAACCGTCATTACCTCCCGTCAATTTGTTCCCAGTGCTGAATCTGCTTTTCCTTGTACGGCGCTGTGAAGATGATGGCCGGCAGCAGGATAACCGCTTTAAGCACTGTGCATCAGCTCCATTTGTTTGATTTTTTCCTCAAGCACCCGGATCGCCGAGGTAAGGTCCTGGCCGGCCGTTTGCTCGGCGGGCCCGAACAGATACATGCCGCCGGATATTGTAACGTTTGTTTTCTCTTTCATAGCAATCTCCTATTCGTATAGTGATTGGAGCAGTAGATCATTTTCCTGCTTGGCTTTTTTGCTCCTGATTTTTTCATCTGGCATACGAATTGGAAATGTCATTTTCTCAATCCGGCTGCTGATACGCCCTTCAGGATATTTAAGGTCTAATTCATCAATGCTCAGATTACTTGTGAAGATGGTCGGTTTCTTATTCTGCAGTCTGTAATCAAGGATGCGTGTGAACGTTTCCTCAACCCAATCGCTGACTTTCTCAACGCCTATATCGTCCAGAATGGCAAGATCAGCCGTTTTAACAGCCTCGATAATGTCCGAGCTTTTCACCTTTGATTCTCCATCAAAGGTTTTTTTGATTTCACCGATTAGATCAGCAGTTGATGAATAAAGAATCTTCATAGGGCTTTCCGGCTTATCATGCATTTTTATGATGGCCTTTAGGATACTTGCAGCAAGCCGCGTTTTCCCGCTGCCCTTCTCATGACTGTGGAAATAAAGTCCTTTTCCTTGCTCGCGCATCATATCGAATTTAAGTACATAGTTTTTTGAGGCCCTTTTGGCATTGGCTGCCCGCTCTTTAGAAATATCCTGATCGTAAACATCAATTTCAAAAGAGTTTAAAGTGACATCCTTAAATTCTTCCGGTAGCCGGGCGCTGAGCAGTTTATTTTCTAGCGCCTTAATGGCTTTACAAGGGCACTCTTTCATAAACTCCGTGTTTTCTTTGTGATCCTTCACCCATATGAGCCCTGAGCCGTCGCATTGTTTATAAATGCAGTTTTCCTCAGAAATCACAGTGAGTGTCTCGTATCTTTCCTGAGAGGCCCTTTTCACGGGCAAGCGCTTCGAGTCTTTCAACTTCTGCGCTAGATGTGGATTGGCTTTCTCCAACTGCTTTAGGGCGGTTGCTAAACTGTTCATGATTTCCTCGTCCTCCCCGGTTCATTAATTTCATAAGTCCCTGCCGCGCTTTATGGTCACTCGTTCCCCGCAGAATACCGAGTGTGTACGCTTCTTTGCGGTCGTCGTATTTCTCGGCATGCTCCCACATAGCGTAATGAAGCTGATCGACGCTGTACTTACTCATTTTTTCTATATGGTTCGCAAGCAACTTCGCAGAAATTTTGCAATGTGAACGTGTAAGCCGGATGCAGTCAAGGTATTGAACAAGTATGCCTTTTTTGATGCCTTCCGGGAGCGCGCCCATTTTAATAACCATGTCAGCGAATTTTTCAATTTCTTTTTCACTCGCCAGATTCATATTTTTTAATTCTGCTGCACTTAATGCGTCCTTCAGTGTGTCTTCGTTGCTGATCTGTTGCGGCATTAAGTGATCAGCGTAATCAGGAATGTTTTTGAATTTACCTTGGTCTTGCATGTCCTCACCCTTTTTTTGTTCTTGTTCCGAATCCCCGGTTTCCACTGGCGGAAATGAATCTGCTTTCTTCCCGTAATTCTTTATGTTTTGAAGCTTCTCATAATCAACAATCGTGATAATAGTTGCTTTGTTCTGCTTCATTCGTCTTGTTTTGATTAATCCTGCTGTCTCAAGTTTGCCGAGAGAGTACCGCATTTTTTTAAGATCAATAGATAGGTCCCTCGCAAGCTCCGCCACATTAATCATTGCTTCACCTGTTTTTAATGATCCAACGGGAGCGAAAACGGCCTCTTCGAGCAAACACATATAAAGAATCTTTTCGCGCCTATTTGCAAACTGCTGGCGGGGCTGAATAACATACCCCATGCCTTGCATTTCCAAGCCGCTCACCTACTTCCTTTCACACAGTGCTGTCATGCCGCTGATGCGGACTAAACGCAAGCCCGGTTCATTTGTTCGGATATAACCCTGAACATAATCACGGAACAGTTGCGCCCGGTTAGGCGCCCCTTCTGTCATCCACTTGTAACAGAAGGGTATGCTAACCTCAATCAAATGGCAGGTCATTTTCGCTAATGTCTACAGGCTTACCGTCAAAGGGATCGACATCCTGCGCGCTTGGCTTTTCTTCTGACACTTCGGCATCAATGATTTCCGGCTCTGCCATTTCGTCAGTAATATCAACCCGCTCACGTTCCTCGTCATCCTCGATAACTGCCTTCTGCATTTCAACTGAGAGAATCCCCCACTTACTAAGCATAGATTTCAGAACAGTTTTAAGCGCCATTGCATCCCAATCCTTACCCCATCCAAAATCTGATTTACTGAATTTCTTTTTGTGTTTCTCTACTTGCGCTTTTGTCCAGTAGACTGTTTTGCTGAAACCGTTCAGTAATTCGAAGTAGGCAGCGTAGCCCTCCACTTTCTCTGATGCTCGCTTTTCAAAATCAATTTCGATTTCTTCTGTTAACGGATTCCACTTCTGAAGCTCACCCTCGTGAATTGCTATGCAGTTAATAGATTTGTATTGACCTGTCCGCAACGCAAGCTGGATATATCCTTTGTATCCAAGCTGGAATTGCGCTTTGCCGCTATACGGAACTATCCAGGCATAGCCTAAATTTTTATCAACCGGTAGATCAAGCGTAGCCGCCACCATAGCCGCAGAGATAACAGACATTGGCTCTGCCTTCTGAAGCATCTTCTCGCTTGTGTACAGACTCAGAATGGATGCAGTGAACTGGGGCGCCCTTTTCCCTAAGACCGTTTCAAACCGATTGATTACAGCAGGTGAAGAAAGCAGGCCCTTCATCGTTGTTCCCTGCGGCTGCCCTGGCACGTTATTTTGTTTTTGAATGTTATTTTTAAGTGATTCATTTGTAGCCATATTTAGCTAACCTCCTTAATTCCAAAGCGTCTGTATTGCACTTCTTTTGTGACTTTCTCATATACATCTGGAAACTGCTCTTTTAGTATCTTGCTGTCGATCCGGTTCGTTGTAACTGACTTCCAGCTAGTTTGGTAGGTTCCGATGAATCCATATTCTGCTTCCTTCATTTCATGTTTGATCTGGTTTTCTAATTCCTTTGCCTGCAATTGCAATTCAGCGATACTTTCCTTTAATTGCAAATACTGTTTTATCCGTTCACGGTTTACCGCGGTAAGATCAATAACCTTGTTGCTTTCCGTTTCCGCATACCGTTTTTTCAGATATTCTTCTGCTGCGCTTGATCCGTCCAATGCGGGAGCAACCCCACCCAACACCGCAGTATTCCAAAACTCGACTTCGGCAGTGAATATCATTTCGATTAATTCATCATCCCGCTCAATTTCTTTCCAGACGAATTTATTGCCGCCGATCAGAACAGCAAAGTACGCTTTTTTATACTGGGGACCAAGCACGCCAAGATAGTGCTGGACCTGAACAATATAGTCAGCAGGGATCTCGTCATTCTCCCATTCTTTCAAGTTGTAAGCTGACGTGGTTTTGCACTCCAATATGGCTTTTTCGCCAACGATCATTCGGTCAACATTCGCCAAAATGAAATCATGTTCAGGATGCTTCAGCATGGACTTTTTACGCCTAACTTTTTTCCCGCTCCGTACTTCAAATTCTTTTGCGACAATGTCCTCAAGGATTGAGCCGAAGTAAGCCGCCTCACTGGCTGACTCACTGACCGGGACTTGTCCCGTTTTGTCCAGCCATAATTCAAATGCGGTTCTCCATTTGTTTAACCCCAAGATTACGGAGGCATCTGAACCGCCGATGCCCTTCCGTCGCTCAAGAAGCCATTCGTCCCGACTCATGTCCGCTGTCGAAGCGAAAACCTCTGCTTGCATCAGATCAGCCCCACCTTTCTTTTGTATGCTTCCGCACCAAGCCGCTGCCATTCTCGGTATGCGTCCATTGACGGGAAGGAAAATACCGGTTTTCCCTTACTGAACATGATTGAGCCGCCGACTTCTCTCAGGCGCTTCTGATCGTCCACCCGGTCACTGAAAGATGCTGTTACTGGTTTAGGCATCGTATCTTCCCTCCTTTTTTTCCTCGTAGAAGTTATTGGCTCTGTACACGAATCCCTCTGAATCTTCCTGTCCCCACGCATCGTTTGCAGGCTTGATTTGAACACGAGTTCCGCAGTTATCACATGGTGTAAAACGGAATCCTTGGGGGACGTGTTTTGTTTCACTTAATCCACATGAAGGACATGAAAATCTCGTTTTCCACTTTTCACGCTCCCCCTTTTCGTTTGTTGGGAAAACGATTGGCGTTGCCAAACGACGTTCACTGTTCAGTAACTGGACCTGTCTTGGTCTTGAATTGATTTTTTCGGCAGGCTCAGCTTTTTCAGCAAGCCGATTTGTCACTGTTTTTGTTGCCTCTGTCGCATCTGCGGCGCCTGCCTGATCGGTGTTCTTTTCTATGACATCCTTTTGAGGGTGAGCAGTAATAGGCTCTGCTGTTTGACGGGCTGGCGTAGATATTTGTTCGGGACGGATGCGGCCAGGCATTTCATCGGCATTCATGTAAGTAATAATTTGATGGATAATCGAGCCTGCTTCCCGAGCTGTTAAACTGTCAGCTTCAAAATTCGCTTTTTTACCGATATTGTTTTCAAGGTTTAATTTGATCATTGTTATTTCCCCCGATTTCTATTTGTTTTTAGACAGGTAATTTGGTATAATTAAAGGAACATTTCTTTACCAAAAGACCTTTTGAAGTCCACTTTGCCGAGTGGGCTTTTTTATTGTGCTGAATGAAATTTAAATCCAAGTTGCTCCTTCAAGTAGCGTTTGAGATTGCCTTGTAGAATTATCTCGCCGCAGTCGATTACATAATTATCTGCTGACGTTACTTCGTCCCCGAAAAAGTCCTTTTTTGTTTCTGGTTCAGTCGCCTTGTCATGCCAGTTGTTCAGAACCATCGGATTTTCAATATGCTGCATCAACCAAAAACCTCCTTTGAAATTCCTGAGCAGTTGCAGGACTCATATACTTAACTGGTTGTACCATCCGAAGAAACTCTCTTTTTTCGGCCTTATAATCTTCCAGTCTCGCGCTTGCTTGCTGCATCCTTGTATATGCTGCATCTGCTTGTTTAAAGTCACCGCTTATTAAAGATTTGCTGAGAATTTTCGAATATTCTTCAATCACTATCATTTCTAATTTGGCCGCGTTACGCCTCTTCACCAGCACTTTGTCATCAATCACACCAGCACCGCCTGCCTTCCCTCTTGTTTTGCCATTGCAACCTGACTCATGAGCGCCTTACGCGTCCACCTGTCGGCCAGGTCCTTCATGTTCAAACCATGACTGCGGACCAGTGAATATATCAACGTTTTGTTCGCCGGGATCAGATCGAAAATCTGCTTAATATCAGCCATTGGCAGTTCTTCCGACTGTCGGCCCGGCCTATCGTTCGCCAGCCAGCGCGATAACTGCCGGGTTGCTTGCAATGCTTCTTCAAGCTGATGGATCATGTTAATTACCGCCGCGCTTGCGCTCTCGTTAAGAGCCGGGTCAATTGGCGCCGCCGCTGTCGGATGCAGCCGGAACAGGTAATGCACGAGATCAATATGTTCGTATGAGCCGCACGCTTCAAACCACTTGATACACAATTCAGGTGTTAAGGGAAAAACACCGTTCTCAACGTTGGAGATAAACGATTGATTTTTTTTTCCGATGATCTTCCCCATCTGGTACTGTGATAGTTTGGCCCTTTGCCGCTCGATTCTAAGAAGGGTGGATAAATTGTCCATATTGTATGGATTGTTCGACATATGTTCGCCCCCTGATATATTTAGTTTTCGCTGTTAAAATTTAATTAATGAAGGAACTCGAAGGATTTAGGAAACCTTTCGAGGAATCCAATTTTCTATATATTTGATTGCGGATAACAGCTCCCGGCGCTTTATGTCTTTGTAGCTTGCAACGCCGAACCGGTCTTTTATCTCACGGTGTATTTCTCTGAAAAGCCTGGCCGCTTCTTCCTTACCTTCCGTGATGCTATAAACCCGGCGCGCGACTACTTTTTGAAACCGGCGCTGTTCTCCGGAATCCAAGGTGATTTGCTCGTCCACTTTTTGACTGAGCTCATCAATCTGTTTTTCATGATCGAACAACACATTCTGCATTTTTCGTTGTTGTTCTGCTGTTTGTAAAGTGAGTTTCAGCGATTCGATTCGCTGTTCTTCATCAGATAAAACTCTTGGGCCGCCGTACTGGCCTGTTTGGCGTAATGTTGGTAACACGTCATCAAACACCCATGATTCGAACTGAGTTGCGGCGGGAAGCCTTGATTTCACGATCAGCCGATACAAATTTCCTTCGTTGATAAATTTTTTCTGTTGTGTCCGATCCATTGAATCGGTGACCTCGTGAAACGCGACCCCACTTTCCAAGCAATGTTTTGATATTGCATCATGTGGATTTGCGTAGCCAAGTGCCTCAGCCACTTCAGTTGCGCCGAAATAATCCTTGTTGTTAATTTGAATGATTGGCAGTTCTCCAAACTGTTGATGGGAGAAGTTTTGCAGTTGATTCATGTTGTTGTGGCCTCCTTTGCTTGTCCACCAAAAAAAGGTGAAGCAGAAAATTTTAAGCGTTTAACTTCAGGTCTTTTTTTGAAGTGAAATACGGTTCCAGAGCTTTACGGAAGCATTCTTCTCTGTCCATTGTTCCGTAATACTCTTTGCCGATTTTGATGTTCGTTGTTTTAGTCTTTGTTTGTTTAGCCATTGCGCTCACCTCACGACAGTGTATTCATGTTGGACAGATGGACTACCCAAGGAATTAAGCAGAATGCGTCTTCGAAATACACAATTCGTGACATGAATCCTCAAAAAAATATGTCCAGCTAAAATCAAGCACGCCTGCAATACCTTTAGCAACTTGCGGTGTTGGGTTGCGTGCTCCTGATTCAATCATTGCATAGGTTGTCCGTGCAATATTTGCTTTTTCCGCAACTTCTTTTTGTGTCAAATTGGCTTCTTGTCTAAACTTTTGTAACCATTGACGTTTATTTTTATTTCTCATGTTATCACCTCCGTGTCACATATCGTGTATTCATATAATAATACACATTCCGTGACTTGTAAAGTACTTAATACACATTTTGTGAAATAAAGTTTATTTGTCACAATCTGTGACGTTATAATAATCAGGAAAGGAGCGTTTATTATGCTTGGTGTGCGATTAAAAGAACTCCGCAAGTCAAAGAGCTCAAAACTTAATAGGGAAATTAAGCAAGAAGAAGTGGCTAAAAATATAGGAGTGGGCAGGACAACTTATGCTATGTATGAGCAGGATAAGCGCCAGCCTGATTATGAAACCTTGATTAAGCTCGCTGATTATTATGAGGTTACAACAGATTACCTTCTCAGAGACGAGCCCCCAGAAATGAAAAAGAAAGTCTTTGAAGATGAGGCTCGGAAGATTTTAGAGGACCCTGACACATTAATTGCCGCTGCTGATGGTAAGATCACTGATTCTATCCTAAAGGCAGCACAGAAGATAATTGCGCAGCAATTAGAGACAGGTCGCAAACCGGGGGATATTCGCAACAACAAATATAAGCCGGACAAGCCAACTGATGAAAGTTGATTTTTTTTAGTCTGTAGTGACACAAATAATTACATAATTTCATCACCTTGATAAACCGATCTTTTGTTTATCAAAAAACGACGTCTTTGTTATTTTAGTTATCTTTAGTTATTTAGTTATCTAATAGAAGAAACCCAACAAAAACGAATGGAAACTAATGTAATACAATCCGTGTCCCAATGTTAAATATTACAAGCGTACAAACCTACGTTTATCAAGGGTTCGCGAAATACCCCGTATCCCAATCGTGTTCCTCCCGTGTCCCAATGGTATACCAGAGTAGTACCAAAAAAATCAGAGGAAAACACGGTGTTAAATCGCATTAAAAAGCGCTTATATAGAGAGAGAATTGCCGCTTTTATACAGAGAAGACAATAAAAAATTCCGGCTTCTGCCGATATAAATAAAGTGTATTCATTTCTACAAAAAAAGGGGAAAATTGCTTTGAAAAAATGGTTGTTAGGTATTGGGGCTTTAACATTAAGTTTTTCTTTAGCTGCATGCAATTCTGACTCAACATCTTCTAAAGGGGATGACTCTTCGAACAAAACAAAGTCACTTTCTTTAGAAGACCAGTTAAAAAAAGATGCAAAGCCATATGATTATGCTCAAGTTAATAGCGCTGGAATAAAAAAGGGCACCAAAATTGTTATTGAAGGTGACGTAACATATGCAGATAACGTGGATGATGACGGGAAGACAGTTTCGAAGAATGTAGCGTTCACTGTGAGCAAAAACAGTGATGGTTCAGAGGCTTACACTGTCAGCAATAAAAGCTCTGACAAATTCAAACTGCAAGATACTGTTAAAATCTATGGTACATACGAGGGGCGTGAATCAGGCACCTCCATGCCTAAAGTCAAAGCCGTTGTAGTGGAAAAAGTCGATAAGAAAAAAGAGCAAGCAAAAAAAGATGCTGCAATTAAAGACAAATTCCAAAAAACAGGCGAAGGCGATATTGAAGGATTAGGGCATGTAAAGACTATTGGCATCGGGTATAGTGATGAAGTAGGTATTGACGGAAAAGACACACCACTGAAGCCTGTTAAAATGGGTGATATGAAACTGTATATCGAAAGCGTCAGAGTCTTGGAGATTACGCCAACGGAAGACGCCAAGTCCCTTTATTTTAATGATCAAGACAAGGTACGATCAGTTGTAATGGAACTGAAGGCCGAAAACACTTCTTCAAAGGATATTACGTTCCATCCGAATCAATCTGTCATTGTAACAAATACAGGTGAACAAGTCGAAACTGATATGGGCTTAATGGGCGAAGTAGGCGGAGACTTTTTAGGAAAGGTAAAGAAAGAAGATCAGACATGGTGGGTTTTAAAGGATAATTCAAAGGATATTAAAAATATAAAAATGATAATTCCAGCTCCGACTGATTCCAAAACATTTGATGAGCTCGGAACAGAAAAAAGGATCGATTTCAATATTCTTAGTTTTGAGGATGCGAAGAAAAAGGACGAAAAATAA